TTACTCTTCAAAAAGCAGCAGATATTCCACCTTCCTTCTCCGCTCGATGCTCGGAACTACCTTGCCTTTATAGCAGCGGAAGGAAATGTACTCCTTGTAAATATCCCTGTTTCCGGCTTCCAGTTTTTGTATCAGCTTGCTTTTGGGAAAGTCTTTGCTACCTAAAAGCCGGTACGGGCCTACCTGGTAGGCAAGACACGAGAGCAACGTAGAATCACGCCCGAATCTGCTGAACAGACGGCAAAGTTTCATCATGTCCGCTCGCAGGATGGAGTCTCCCTGAGCTTTTGTGATGTCGTTGGTAAAACTCTCTCCGGGAAGAACCTTATGACCCCATCCCACATAGGGCCAATGTTTTTTCTCACCATGCCAACCCTCATAGTATTTCGTGCATCTGATTGCCCTCTCCAGCGGTGGCAGCTTGTATATGGACAGTTGGGCAGTTCCCGTTTCTGTCCCATGCCTTTCCTTCCCATAGACTGTTGCCACTGCAGATACCAGCAGTATGATGACAAACATCCTTACGTGCTTCATTTCGCACCCCGTTTGTTCAACACATCCTTGATCATCTCCTTCACGTCCTGACCCACCTGCACGAAGTTCTTGTACAGGATGCGTTCCCGTTCCTCCCTCGATTTGAAGGTGTAGAATCTCGGCAGCGGCACATACGCGGCTTCCTCTTTCTTTATCTCTCCCATATCGAAGTCCGTCTTGCAGAAAAACTTTGTGGTCTTGAACTCTTCCGACTCCTGAATGTTCATCGAGCCGCCTACGCCGGTCTTGGTTTTCACGAAGTCCCTCGCTGTCTGCCCGCATATCCATCCCGTTGCCATATCGGAAATCTTTGATGCCGGCACCAGACTGTCCATGTTCTCGTTCAGGTTAATGCTGGTCTTGTCACGGTCAATGGTCACGCCCTTCTTCACTTGCACGACCTTACCGAAAATGTCATTCGACAGCCATTCCAGTGTCTCTTTCGAGCGGGCCGAACCGCTGACCACGTTACCCACGGTCGTGATGATCTTCTGCATACCTACCTTGCCGTAGTCGGCCTCCAGCTGCGGCAGCTCCTGGAATCCCAAGGTCACGCTCACCTTGTTGCTTCGGGCAGTTCCTATCAGTCGGTCTATCTTGTGGAAATACAGCGTCGGCAGCTCGTCCACGATGATGCTCACCGGGATGTTCTTCCCTTGGCCTGTATTCACTCGGGTGACAAGACGGTTCAGGATAAGGGCGTTCAGCGCACCGATAATGCTCTCCATCTCCGGGTCGTTGGCGATGAGCAGGTAGCTCGGGTTCTTCGGATCGCTCACCTTCAGGTCAAAGTCATCCCCGTCACGGTGGAATATCCAGTACGATTCCTTGGTCGCCAGACGGGACGTATAGACACGCAGCGTACCGATCATACCTTCCAACTGCTCCATGGCCTTGTTCCTGAAGGCAGTCTGGAACGGCCCGAGCAGCGGTGCCACCTCGTTGTCAGTCTCCAGTACCTCAAAGATGGTCTGATAACTTTCGTTCAGGAACGATAATATGTGCGGCATGTCCGAATACTTTCCCAGCCAGTAGGCCGGCTCCACGATGTTGCCGCCCTCTTTGTCACGCACGACTCCGGTCGGCTTCCAGAATTTGGTTTCCGGGTCCTGACGTTTCTCCGCATACAGCATGTTTCCGTCCTTGTCATACGGCTCCCGTTCGTAATTGACAAAGAAATAGATGCAGGCAGCAAGGAAGTTCACAGCGGATGTCTGGAAAAACTGGTCGCTTCCGCCGCCACCTTCCTTCTTGCCCTTCTGCAATGACTCGAGCAGGGTTTCCGCCGTCTCACTGGCTGCCGCCAGGTTGTTGATGTATTTTGCCTGAATAGGATTGACACGACGGCTGTATTCCACGTCCACGAAGTTGATCATGTTGAACTTGCACCCCTTGGGAACTCTTCCAAGTTTCTCGTTCAGCTTGTAATGGTAGTAAAGTTTCGTGGCAAGTGTCGGGAATTTATAGTCATATACAACCATGGCAAACCCCTTGGCACTGTGCTGACGGATGAACGGTTCAATGATACTGAATGTTTTACCCGAGCCGGGAGTTCCCACGACCCACGTCCCGCGGAAAGGGTTGCTGATACTGACCCATCCCTTGCGGAACTTCCCCTTGTAATAGTAGCGCATCGGGATATTCACGCTGTATTTGTTCTCCTGAATCTCTTCGCTCTGCTCGAAACTCTCGTTCTCGAAGTTGAAGCGGTCCTTCATCAGGCCCTCCTTGATGAACTTGGAGATATTGTCCAGGGCTATATGTACCAGTATCACTCCCACGAGCGAAGCCGCCATGTATAGGATACGGTTCAGCGGCAGCGTATAGAGCCGCATTTCCATCGGATGTCCGAACAGCCATACGGACAGGACAAGCAGAAGCAGTCCGCCGGTCAGGGGAAAAATCACCTGCTTGCGGGCGTTGAACTCCAGATGCTTCTTGTTCCTCGTACCGATACAGGTGATGCAGATCAGCAGTATCGTGGCTATCTTGCTGTACACGAGATGGCCGTCCTGATAGATCGTCCATCGCTTGATACGTCCGTGGATGTCAGTCAGTATGCCGCCCCACTGGTCGAATACTGCCGGGTCAATGGCATACTCGAAGAACTCCAGCAGAACCGACACATAGACGACTGCACGGAATATCTTGTAGAATCCTTGTAACTCTTTGCTTTCTTCCATTTTTTATAGCTTTTTTATTGGGTTGTGGTTCTGATCGCCTCGGATATTGTTGGACTTGATTATTTTGATTCAGACGAAAATAAATGTCATGTTTTTGCAGTAAAAAACAAGACTTTTCTTATATTTGCATCCGGAACAAAACGATTCGATTATGGTGATTACTAAACAGGTACAGGAAATACTGGACGCCACGCCTCCGGGCAAGGTGCTTACCATTGCCGATTTCAATGTGCTGCCGGAGTACCAGCCTGCGTTGGTCAAGGCACTCAGCCGTCTGGTGGCAGAAGGCTCTATCTGCAAGATTGCCAAAGGACGGTACTACAAGCCTAAACAGACGGTGTTCGGCACATTGAAGCCTCCGGTGGCAGAGGTGGTCAAGGACCTTCTGGAACGTAACGGCAAGCCAATCGGCTATATGACCGGTACGGCAGCATTTGCGCAGTTGGGGTTGACGACACAGATCACATCGGCCATTACGATAGGCACGAACAAATACCGCCGGCCTATGAAACGGGGCGAATACAGCGTGTCCTTCCTTGTACAGCCTAATGCAATCACACGGGAGAACATTCCTCTGCTGCTGATCCTTGACGCGCTCAAATTGCTCCGTGAGATTCCGGCAACATCACCTGACGATTGTGTGCGGGGCGTTGCTCGGCTGATAGCCGCTCTGTCCGAAGGCGATCTGGAGAAACTGGCGGACCTGGCCGAAAATTACCAGCCGTATGTCCGGGCATTGCTGGGTGCCATTCTGGACAGTCTTGGAGCTGACACCCGACAATTGCGTGCGACACTCAATGGGGTCACGACCTACAAACTTCCTGTCACCGCACAGGCTTTACCCACCAAATTAAAATGGAACATCGTATGAGACTACACGAGAATCAGCAACTGTTTGCCGATGCCATAGAAGCGGCTGCACGTCCGGTACAGGACGGCGGACTCGGCATCAAGAGTATCTTTATCGAGAAAGACTATTGGATCTGTCGTTCGCTGTCGCTTATGGCTACCGGAGACAAGGATAATCGTGCCATTTTCAAGGGCGGAACTTCCCTGACCAAGGCCTACGGCATCGGGGCACGTTTCTCCGAGGACATTGACGTGGCCATCGCCGAAGCATGGACACTGAGCGGAAACCAGCTAAAGAACCTCATACGCCGTACATCGAAGAATATGACAGCCGGACTGGAGGAACTGGTCATCCCCGGCATGACAAGCAAGGGATCGCATTACCACAAGGCGTTTTACACCTATCCACGGGCCATAGATACGGAACAGGTCGGAGCAATCCGGGCTGGGCAACTCCTGGTAGAAATCAACAGTTTTGCCAATCCATATCCTTTCGAGCGGCGTTCTCTCTGCAGTTTCCTGACAGAGTTCCTGCAGGCTACCGGCAACAACCGTATGATAGAGGAATACGGGATGCAGCCGTTCGAGGTCAATGTGCTTGACCGTCGCCGCACGCTGACCGAGAAATTGGTGTCACTCATCCGATGCTCGCTGGCCAATCTGTATATGCCGCAGTTGACGGCCAAAATCCGTCATTTCTACGATCTGCATCATCTGCTGAAAGATGAAGAGTGCCTCACGTATCTTCATAGCGATGCTTTCCCCGAAGATTTCAGGTCACTGCTCGAACACGACCGGCAGAGCTTTGACAAGCCCGAAGGCTGGCGTGACCGGCGACTGGAGGAGTCCCCGTTGATGACAGATCTGCCGCAGGTTTGGGGCAACTTGCAGACAGTTTACATGGGTGAACTCCCGGATTTGGCATATCGTGCCATTCCGGCCCCCTCGGATGTCGAGGAAAGCATACGTCGCTTGATGGCATTACTGCGTGAATTCGGCTCTGGTTTGTAATCGTATGTTGTCCAACAATGTCAAAGAACGCAATCGTATATCTCTGGTTTACCGGTTGATGGTTATAATCGGGCGTACCTTGTGCGCCTGTGTCTTGGGTGTTTCCTGTATGGCTCCGCTGCCCATCGAGTAAAGCCAGGCTTTTGCCGTTTCCTGTTCGGCCACTTCCGTGGATGTCCAGTACCAGCAGTCGCCGTCGGTCAGGGGCAACGGATCGCCCCCGCACTGTTCGATGACAGGATTTACCGTTTCCCGGATAGTATATAGCAGACGCATCTGTGCCACCGACGGAACGTATGCGCTCTGCCCGTAACACCAGAGGTCAAAGACCGCTTCCGCCATCGGCGAAGCCGTTTCCTTCGTTTCATATAGAGCGAATGTATTGGCATTGCCGTCATGTGCCGCGAGGTCCGCAGATGTGCCTTGGGCAATACCGAGGCTGTCGGCAAATGCCTGCGGGGTGATGTCCCACAGGTAAACCGCGTAGCCGTTTCCTTCCGCACCCTCATGCTGCCGGGTGTCGAACACGACGGCCACAGCCTTTTTCCCGGATTGCTGGTATTCCGTGTAGGACAAGGCCGTTCCGTCCTCGCACAGGACATGTCCCGGGCGGACAGCCGTGTCCGGTACGTCTATATGCGCGTCACAACCTGTCACGGCGACTGCTGCGACAAGTACCGGTACGAACCGGCTCACCTTTCTGAAAATGTTCTGTTTCATCTTTTCCCTTATTTTATCGGTAGTTTCACACCAAGGGCTACACCTACCCGAAGCAGATCCGCGCCCTTTATCATCAAATCACTCTTCGCCTGCCAGTACAGCGTCCATCCGGACCGCAGCACGTAATTGTGCTCGTAACCGAAATGCAGGCCGCCCAGGAACTTCTTCGTGTCGCTTCCTGCCGAAGCTCCTATACGCAGGTTGCCGTAATGATTGCGGCCCCGTACCACGCAAGGCTTGTATGCCACGCCAAAGCCATAGGTGCGGTAGTTGCGCCAGAAGGATTCCGGACAGATATGGCCGCACGGGCCGCATTCGGCCCACTGCAGGTAGCCGTTGGCAAAGAACTCCCACGCGTGCCGGTAGTTCATTTCATGTTCGTATGAAAACGTCACGTCCATACCGTTCCTGTAAAGCAGCCCGACCCCCAGTGAAAGACGGCCGCTGTTGCGTTGTGCGTTCGCGCTGAAGGCAAGGCACATGCAGGCAAACATCAGAATCAGAGTCTTTCTCATAATCATTCCTCCTCCAGCAGGTCAGCGTTAAACGAATCGGCAGACAACACATCCTCATAATCGATGTTCAGGCTGATATTGCGGCCGCTGATTTGCTTTTCCGTCATTTCGACAGTCAGCAGCTTGTCGTTCGGGAAGGTCATCTTCTTGATGACAAGCACATTCCTGTAGCCATGTCGGAATGTCTTTCCCGGTTCCAGTATCATCGCCGGAGTAAGCTCGATAGTCTGGGCGTTGGTGGCCTTGGCGAGTTTCTTGTCAACGAGCTTTACCCTGATCTCATCGATGTCGAAACGGATGTTCGTCTTGTTCTCTATGGAAAAGTCTATGAAGAAGTAGTCCCCGACAGAGTATATGTTGTTCAGGCGCATCACCATACGGTGTGCCTTGGTGGCCACATTCCTGATTCTCGCCGGAGAGTTCCAGATCCGTCTGGCAAAGCGCGTCATCTCGGCGGTTGACATCGATACTGCCGGATTGTTGTAGGCGTTGCGCTCGTGAGGGAGTATCTCCTTGTCCGTTACGGCTTCCTTAAGCCGTGTGGTGTAAACCAGCGCGTATTGCGTGCGGTAGCGTTCCGTGATGACGGTCACGATGGCAATCACCTCGCCGTCCTCGTGCCCGGCTTCTTTGGGTTTCAGCCGTACAATGTTGTCCAAAGGCTGGTCGCCAACCACCTTGTCGGTGGAAATGTCCACCATGCGTACCGGCTCCGATGCCGTGATGACGGTCGTCACCTGTTCGTTGACCGTCAGTTGTTCCATTTCCTCGTAGGTCGTCTGCGCCTGTGCATTCCGCGTTCCCAGCAGTCCGGCTGTCAGAAGAAATACCGTTCCGATTTTCTTGAGATTCATATTCATGTCGTTGATTGTTTATATTCCATTTGTTTTTCTTTTACCCTTATGTCGTCGTATGTATTCGCTCCAGTTCTTCCCGGATACGGAGTTCGGCGATGTCGCAGTACTCCTTCACGGTCTCGAATCCGATATAGTGCCGTCCCGAACGGATTGCGGCAATGGCAGTCGTTCCGGACCCGATGCAGTTGTCCAGCACGGTGTCCCCCTCGTCGGTGTAGGTGCGTATCAGGTACTCGACCAGTGCCACAGGCTTCTGGGTCGGATGATAGAATGCCCCTGTCTTGTGTTCTTTCGGGATGAAAATGACCGATGTCGGATATTTGTTGTCCGCCATGCGTACCGGTACCAGCTTCATCTCCCCGTAGCACCGGTTCGTGAAACTGCCTTCCGTCATGCTGCGTCCATGGTTTCTCCTTTCGGGAGGGCACGGTGTCATCTGCGGATGATACACGGGCTGCTTCATGTAGAACACCAGAATGTCCTCATGCTGGCGCAACGGCATCCGGTTGGCATTGAGATGGCCCGTAACACGGTCCTTCTGCCATACGAGGTTATAACGCCAGATTCCCGGTTGGGAAAGCATGAGATGCGCGGAGAATATTCCCTGGGCGAACAGGATTATCGGACTGTCCGGCTTGATAATCCTACGGTACTGCTCCCACAGCGGACCGAGGGGTATCTGCCTGTCCCAACATGCTGACCGGTTGCCGCGGTTCAATACACCGTAAGGCAGGTCGGCGATGATGGCATCGACGCTTCCCTCCGGCATACGGCTCATGCCTTCCAGGCAGTCCATGTTGTATATCTTGTCCGTCTCTATCATATCGCGTTGTTTTTCGGCCCTCCAAGCTGCAGGGCACTCGCCCAAGTACAACGTCCCTTCCGGTTTTCCCGGACCTCACACTCCCAGAAGGTATTCATCTCCGCGTGCTTGAAATTGACCGCCCCGTCTCCCGGCCCGTAAAAGCCGGTGTATTTCTGGAAGGCGAACAAGGCGATTTTCCGCCCGTCCTCTGCCAGAAAGTTGCATATTAGGGCGAAGCGTCCACCTTTCTGCCACCATTGGGTACTCACGAGTTGCCCGACGAATGTTTCGGCCTTGTCGGGAGCGAGGAAGTCATCGTAGTAAAAGCCGTCCGTTCCCTCATGTAGTTTTGAAATATCTGTTTCCATTGTCTCGAACCTTTTTATTTCCTTTTTTCCTGACCATTGACCAGATAGACGAAAGTCCCGTATTTCAGCTTGACCTTGTTTTTCTTGATGGCCTTGCTGATGGCGTTGCTCGTCTTCTGGTAAGCGTTGTTCACCGCCTGCATTCCCCATTGGGCGAGGCTGTTCCCTGTAGTTCCGGTACTCATGCTCATGTTGCCCGACATGGCACTGCTGGCCACATCCTTGCTCGTTTCCCGGAACTGGCTGTTCGGTACATACAGGCCCTCCATACCGTCCGTGTCATAAAGCGCGAGACTGACCTTCACAAGCTCGTCGTCCACAAGGATGCTGTTGATGTTTCCCTTGACACGTCCGGACGAGAAGCCGCTTACCGTGGCGTACAGGTACGTACCCCGTTTCACTACGCACTCGTCTATTTCCACGTCATCCAGCAGGCGCAGCCTGATGCGCGAGCCGTCCACAGCCTTGATGTCCTCGTCTATGATGGCCTGGATCAGCTTCGGTTCACGGGCATCCTTCGCCAGCGTGTTGAAATAGTCCGAGGTGGTCTTCACCTTGCGGACTACCGCGCTGGGCGGTTCGTCTGCCGACGGTGCTTGCACCGGACGTTTCTCCTCGTCGATGGTGCCGGCCTCCGGTACATTCTGCGGCGGAACGGTGTCCGTGGTATCCGCCTCTTCAGGGGGCATCACCATGTTCTGTCCTTTCAGCCGTGCTTCGGCAAGGGCCTTTTCCAACTCCGCGAGTGCTTCCTGTTCACGCTCTTTGGCGGCGGCAATTTCCGCTGCCGCTGCTTTTTCCTGCTGTTGCTCATCGAGCAGGGCGATGTCATCCTGCGTGTATTGTGATTCATATTCTTCCTTGTTTTCATCAGGTTCGTCTCTTTCTATGTTGCCGACCGCCGAGTAGTCCTGTATCTTGCCCCACGATTTCTCCATGTTCTCGTATTTGCTGCCAATGCCGTCATCCTTGATCTGCGCTTCCGGCAGTTCCGGATTCAGGAATTCCGTTGTCTGCAGCGTCTTGTCCGGTATATCCGCCGTTTCAGTATGAAACAGGTCGAATATGAAGTAGGACGCACCGAGCAGAGGGATATAAAGAATGGCAGGGAGCATGTACTTCGGCTGTCTGAAATTGATTTTCTCAAATATCTTTTTCATGGCAAGTCTGTTTTGCTACGGTTTGTATTTCCTGTCCCGGTTTCCCTCAGTTCCTCTTCCTGCAACATCCTGTGCCGCTCCCTCAATACCGAATCCTGCATCTCTGTCGCTGTCCTCTCCGCCGGCTGGTGACGATATACCACTGTTATACGGTAGATGTTCCATGCCAGCCCGCCCAGCACGAAAGCGAACACGATGACCAGAAAAAGAGTACGGTGCACGTTGGCAAAGCCCTGCACCTTGGCTGCCGCCTTGTCTATACGGGTCGCCTTGGCAAACTTGCGTCCGGCTTCCACATCACGCTCATAGCGTTCCTTGTACTTCGGATCATTCCTGTCAGGCATCTTTTCGCCCAGCAGCATCCGTCTGAATCCCTTGATGTTCATATCCTTGATTGTTTAATAGTTGCTCTTGCTTTTCTGTTCTATATCCTTGTTAAGGAGAGTGCGCCAGTTCACTATCAGCAGACCGTGAGGGTTGTTCTCCGTTCTCGGTACACGCTTGAGCTGACCGGCTGTCACCAGCTCACGCATCAGGATGTTGCTTCTGCGTTCGATTCGCTGGCGGCCGTAATAGGTGAACTCCATGGTGCTCTTGTCAAAGCGGATGCTGTCACAATAAATCGAGAACACGGCACTCGTGCCGAGGATGTTGGAGTAAAAACCTTTCTCCTTAAGAGTGTTATATTGCGCCAGACCTGTTTCGTCCACCAGATACATCGCCTTTTCCATCGTGTATTTGATGTATTTATCATCAGGCGGCAAGGTGAAGAAATAGTGGTGGAACATCTCCACATGGCTTTTGGCTTCCACATCGAGCGTTTCCTCCATTGTGGTGCGGTTGACAAGAATGGGCACGTTGCCGTCCAGCACGTACACCTTTTTCTGTGCATCCGACACCATTGTCCTGGCTGTCCAGATGCTCGATACGCTGATGATGACACATCCCACGAGAAAAGCCGTGCAGATAATGCCCACCAGCCGTATCTTGTTTTCCAGATGCTTGATAATCATATCGGTTTATTGTCTTATTCTATTCAACTTCATTACATATTCATTGTGCAGCATCGGTATGATTGCTCCGTATGACTCCTTTTGGAGTTTCTCAAACTCCTTGGTGGTGATTTCCGTATAAAGTCTCAGTATGACTATCTGCACAAACACCCACCAGATGCCACGCCTGCGTTTCGATCTGTTTTTCTGCAACTTGGCGAGTTGCAGGCGATAGGTCAGATAAGTCGTCAGTGGGACGAAATACCGATCATCCAGGTCAAAGGCATCGTCCAGTTCCTTGTACTTCTGGTCGGGACGTTGTTCCGATACATGACGGATTTCTTCTTGTACGCGCATATTCACATAGTTCACGAACCGTCTGTCTTGATACCATTCTTTGATTTGTTCTTGTACGTTCATACTTTTTTATTTTTAAGGATTGTTGTTTATATGTTTTTTATCTTATCTCATGATTGCCCCGATACCGCCTGTCGCTGTCATCTTGGCCTGCTGTGCCACGCCTTCTCCAAAATTTCTCGTACTGAAGGCCGTGTCGCCCTCCGGTATCATCCACGCCGCAAGGTCAGGTACAAGGTTCAGACATTTCAAGGCTACAATGCTTGCCGCCATCAGATAACCGGCGGAGAAGAAACTGTTCTGCAGGTAGGCCGCCATTGTCTGCTCGCTGGCCGTGATTGCGGTCAGGTTTTCCACCTGGATGCACAGCACGATGTCGAAAAGGAGCAATACATAGAAGCCCACGAAGTAGAGCATGGCCCCGTAGAAATGTACCGTCAGGTAACGTGTCAGCCATTTTGCCCAGGAACCTTCCCATTTCGGCAGCAGAGAGAACGCCCATTGCAACGGGCCGAATATCGTCAGCATACCGAGCAATATCTGCTGGCAGTAGATCGTCGCCCACCAGCCTATGCGGAACACGACAAGGGCAATCAGCATGATGATTTTGTCTATTCCCACGACGACACCGGCCGTCAAGGAGGTGAACCACAGTTCCGCCGCATCCTTTTCCATGCTGGTCACTTCATCCACACCGGTCTGTTCCATGGTCGCCTCGATAAGGTTGGGGTCTGATGTTCCCGTGTGGGCGACATCCGCCTGTGCCTGCAGGCTGTGGTACATCGTGTCCCTTACGTGGATGAGCTGCTGCACTTCCTCGAACTTGTCCGCTATCTGTGTGGCTTCCGCCTCGTACAGGTCATGCGTGTACGAACCGATGCAGTTCGGGATGTAGGATAGGAAGTCCAGAAAACACCAGTTGCTTCCGCTGCCGGCCATACCCGTGTCTGCAGGCGGATACCACCAGCAGAGAACGATGGAAACAGCCAGCGGTCTGAACAGCTTCATCACATCCAGCGGCTCATGCTTCACCATCATCTTGTAGGCCATACCTGCCGCCATGACAAGCGAGAACAAGGCGGCCAGAGCCATGCACATCTGCAGTATCCACCAGTAACCACCAATTATCCCAAGCGGGTCTAACCATCGGAAATGAAAGGATAGTAAGGTGATGTAATATCACTGATTTACAGTCTATTAGGAATGAAAGCCGATTTTGGATTGGTTCGTTATTCTTTCCTAAATTAGCGGATTGTTTACCCACTTTTGTCTCGTTTTTGTCCCTCGTTGTATTATCTTTGTATCGCAAGCTAAATGCTTGATAATCAGTGATAAAAGAATATATTAACATCAGAAAAGAAAGGAAATAAAATGGGACGAAAGAAGAAAGAAATCCGTTTGAAGGAGCCTGTGCGCATCCGAGAAAAGAAGATAGCAGGTGGCAACATCAGCCTCTATCTTGACATTTACCAGAAGGGATTGAGAAAGAAAGAGACGCTGAAACTCTATCTTGTGCCAGAAATCAACGCTGCTACCAAGTTGCAAAACGCCAATACAAGAAAGTTGGCAGAGCAAATCAAGGCGCAGCGCATTCTTGACATCCAGAGAGAGGGTCTTGTGGATTGGGACAAGGTGAAGAAGTCACGCATGACACTTACCAAGTGGATGGATGACTTTGTGAAGTACAATGCCGAGTTGTCTGAGTCTTCCATGAAGACAAAGCGAAACACTCATGCTCGCATTGACCAATACCTATTACATATAGGCAAGCCAGAGTTTCTGTTGAAAGACGTGGATAAGGAGTTTTGCAAAGGCTTCATTACTTTTTTGAAGACTTGCACCTACAATGATGGAAAGAAACAACTCAGCACCACCACTTGCCGTATGTTCGTCAACTATTTCGGCTCGTCATTGGCAAAGGCAGTAAGGGACGGACTGATTGAGCAAAATCCATTCTTGCTGTTGGAGGCAAAGGAGAAGCCACAGAAGCGAGTGGCTGAGCGTGAGTTTCTGACGATAGAGGAAATAAAGAAGGTGATGAACACACCATGCCGTTATGAACTGGTGAAGAAAGCCTTTCTATTCTCCTGTTTCACCGGTCTGCGATATAGCGACATGAAAGCCTTGAACTGGAGTGAAATCCACAAGGCTGCTGACGGCAAGACAGAATACATTGACCATATCCAAGTCAAGACCAAGGATAGAGTAACCATCCCCTTGTCGGAAGAAACAAAGAAGTGGATGCCTAAAAGAGAAGAAGGCATAGACAACATCTTCCACAACTTGACAATCACATCTACAACTGTAGAAGTGGTTCTGAAAGAATGGATGGAGGCAGCAGGAATAACCAAGCATATAACCTACCATTGCTCACGGCATACGGCGGCAACTATGCTCCTGACCCTTGGTGCAAGTATCTATGTAGTAAGCAAGATACTCGGACACAAGAGCATCAAGATGACGGAGATTTACGCCAAGATTGTTGACAAGAAGAAGTTGGAAACCGTGAACCTCGTGAACGGAATGTTTGACCAAATACCAGTAATACAATGAAGATAGAAATCAAGGAACGTAAACTGACGGAAGGCAAAAGAGCCTTATATCTGGAATACTACGAGACTGGCTTCCGCAAGAGAGAAAACTTGCACCTCTATCTCTTGCCCGATGATGCCGTTGGTGCTGCAAAGCACAATCGGCTTACATACAACAAGGCTATGGAGATGCGAGCAGAGCGCATCCTCACCCCTCCTGTATTGGAGAAAGAGAATGCCAAAAGCGAAGAACAAGGCAACGGCTTGACTTGGCTACAATGGTGCGATGACTATATCAAATGGTCTGTTGATTGTGGCAACTGCAAGAAGATGATAGGTCATAAGAATGTTGTCCGCAAGCGTATCGCCACTTATTTACGGAGAGTAGATAAGAAAGACATCCTGCTGAAAGATGTCCGTAAAGATGAAATTTGCGGTCTTTTTGATTATATGCGCAACAAGTATCGCAACAAACGCCAAATCAAGACCAACGGAGGACGGTTGGCTGATTACTCATTACTGTTGTTTGAGGAAACTATCAAAGCGATATTTAACAAGGCTATGCGTGAAGGACTTGTAAAATTCAATCCTGTACACAGTCTAAACAAGTTGGAACGCTTCCATGCTCCTGACAAACACAGAGAGTATCTTACGCCAGAAGAACTCACACGTTTCCTGGCGGTGGAAGCTGAATGTGAGAATGAACGAACCGTACAACTGGCATTTGGCTTGTCATCCATGACTGCCCTTCGCCTTGGCGATATGCAGCATCTAAGGTGGTGTGATATTAAAATGATAGATGGCGTGCCGACAATCAGCATCATACAGCGAAAGACAAAGCGTCCTGCCATTATTCCGCTCAATGAAATGGCGCAATCGTTGTTGCCACCTCGGACGGATGACAATCCGGAAAGTCTTGTGTTTCACCTTGTCAAGAAGTCAGACAACGTATCGAAATACGTAAGAAGACTTAAAGAAAAGGCAGGCATAGAAAAGGATTTGACCTACCATTGCTCACGGCATACGACAGCATCGTTGGCTATCTCAGCAGGAGCAGATATATCAGCAGTGAAGGATGTTTTGGGACATGGAAGCATAACTTCAACTGAAGTTTATGCAAAAGTGGCTCTTGAAAAGAAGATAGAGGCGGTCAATCTGTTTAATGGCGTGTTTGATTGAGACATACAGCAGAGTGCGAACAATGGGGAAGTCTTACTTCTTCCCTTTTGTTGGTAAATTGCCGTAAGGCTGTATTCAAAAAACGCTTGTGTTCAAATAAATCAGCAAGACTTATCTGAGCACAGGCATTTTTATGTTCAATTTAATCTTTGATATAGATGACAACAGGAGTAATATACGCTCGTGTCTCCAGTATTGGTGACAGACAGAGCACGGAAAGACAGGTCAAGGACTTGTCGGAGTATGCAAAATATAAGGGTATCGAAGTCTGCAAGGTCTTTGAGGAACACATCTCTGGCGCAAAGAAGAATGATGAGCGTCCAGTGTTGTGTGAGGCAATGGAATACTGCAAGGCAAACCGCATTGGGATCCTACTTGTCAGTGAACTGTCAAGATTGGGTCGCAATGCGTTTGAGGTGCTTGCCTCTGTCAAGGAGCTCATTGACTGTGGCATTAACCTCTATATTCAAAAGGAACAGCTTACATTATTGGACGATGAAGGACATCCGTCCCTCTTTGCCCCGATAATGATAGCCACGCTTTCGACCTGTGCGCAATTGGAACGTGATAATATCTCATTCCGATTGCAGTCAGGACGGAAGCGGTATATAGAGAAAGGTGGAAAACTCGGGCGCAAGGTAGGCTCTGTAAAAACGGCAGAACAGATGAAAGCCGAATATAGGGAAGTAATAAGTTTACTCCGCAAGGGGTATTCCATTCGGGATGTGGCAAAGTTGAGTGGTAAAGGGGTAAGTACCGTACAACGAGTTAAGCGATTAATAAAAGTACAATCACCGCAATAATACTATTGATTTTACGTTCTTTTCAAAGAAAGGGGTTGTGCAATAGTGGCTTAAAGGCTAAAAGCACTACCTTTGAATGCAATAATAAGTAACAACACGTTTAAGGTCACAATTTGTGATCTCAAAAATAAAGATAGCAATATGGCAGACATAACGGAAAAGACAGGAAACGGCGAACTGGTCACAAATTGTGACTAAAAAACAAAATGGTCAAAAGAGCAATCATTGACTAATTCATTAACCAAAAACTTGCCAATGCCATAAATAACATTGGCAAGTTTCTAAAATTTCAAATAATGGATAAAACAGAACGATAGTACAATTAAAAAAATTGCTTGCAAGTAAAAAATCGGCAGATTTGTTAAAGGCCTTAAAAAAACTTCAACGCAATTATTTCCCTGAATTTGGGAATACAGTAGTTGATATTTTCGAAGAAAGATATAAAAGAAATATATCATGGGAAGTACAAGTTGAGGCAATTAAAATAATAGGTAAACAGCATTTGGTTAAAGCCTTACCTTTGTTAGAACAAATAGTAAAAAAAAATATGGAGCATGATATGGTAACAATGGAAGCTGCTGCTGCATATTTCAGAATTGTTAGATTGAATATGAGAGATGTATCTCCTATCATAAAATCTTTTGGAAACATTGGCTTTTCTATTGGAGAAGGTTTTTTAAATGTTTTGGGCGAGGACAATATGACTCCTAATATAGAAGAACAAGAGTTAATAATACTGCATTTTTGGCATTTTGGTAAGAACGTGGACAAAGGAATATTAGATCCAAAATTCGGATTAGTAAAAGCTTGCCTAAAATGGCACGCTCCCAGTGTTTCTTCTTTTATAGAATACTGTCTTACAATTAAAGATTCACGAATCAGTTCCTTGCTAAAGAAAATTGGAACTAAAGAAGTTTGATTTCCAAAGAGTGTAAAATAAACTAAAGAGGGCTTCAAATGACCTAAAGGTTACCAGCAAGCCTCTCTCACCTTAAAAAATCTCTTAAAGTAGACTCATAATATTAAAAGAAATAATATGGGAAAATATAAATTATTTTTTTTGTTAATGATTTTTCTATGTATCTCTTGTGGAAATAATAAAATTTCTATTAGAGTTGAAAGTGCATTAATTTCATCCTCTGATAATCAGCCCTTAAGAAGTTTAACATTAGAAAATGATTCTTTGTTATTTACATATCAGATTTCATTAAAAGATGGATATGTAGGTCTATCATCAATAAATCTAAATAGAATTAATGACGCTTATGTTATTACTTATGGAAACAGTATTATTGAAAATGAGAAGTTTCATCTACAACCCGATGCGACATATATTATATGTAATTATTCTATACCAGACGCAAAAAGCCATGCCCTTGAGTTTAAGACCAATCCAAGAGGAAACGTAAAATCCGTTAAAGAGGTAAAATAAATGATATTTACAAAATAGCATCCTTCTCCTTGTAAAATATTGTCTTTACTCAGGGATGCATAAGCATCAAGATGTTGTAGTCAAGCACTTGGAAAGTTCCTCTTAACCTTTCCTGTTTGTTCTACTTTTCATTGTATGACTGTATCAACAAATAGGTACCATCAGCATTTAACGTGAGTGTTGTTTCAACATCAGGTGGTAACACACCGCAATATGTCCCAGCCACGGAATCCAAGCTAACTCTGTTTCCCAAAACTACCGTATATTCTTCAAGCTTATCGGCACACCTGCCTCCAGCGTAATGAGGCTGGCGAACGAGTGTCGTCACGAATGGTAGGAATAGGTAAGACCGTTCTCTTTTCCACAAGCACATCGAAAGCCTTTTGGATGGAAAGCAACAACTGCTCGATGTCCTTGTTGGTCTCCACGGCTTCCTTGCTCTTGTTCTCCTTTGGCTGCTTTAGTGCTTTATGTTAATCTAAGTACAATCATCGCAATAATACTATTAATTTTACGTTCTTTTCAAAGAAAGGGGTTGTGCAATAGTGGCTTAAAGGCTAAAAGCACTACCTTTGAATGCTGTTAAATATGGTAATGTTCAAAGTCACAATTTGTGATTTTGGAAAAATGAATATAAATATGACAGATAAAATAGAAAAAAAGGAGGCAACCTTTGCAGTGCCATACAATGGCGAGGACAACAACGACTATGTGGACGGCAAGGGCTTCTGCTGCAATGACGGCAGCTTGGAGGCTGCTCAGACACGTGTTATGCCACGAGCAGCGAAGAACAACTTCCAAGAAGGCGATACATACGAGACGATGCAGTTCTACTACCACCCAGACCATTTGGGTAGCAGTAGTTAGTGTTGCGGAATTAAGGATTGGAAAAATATTCCAAGTATATTGTGTCTTGAAATCGCTCACTCCACATTTTTAAATGAAAATAAAAGCGGATGCCGAAAAGCTCATAGAGTAGGCTAACTTAAATTATTTCAATTTATGAAAAAATTAATCAGTTGAAATCTGTTCTGACAGACGAATTCTTTGTTCTGAACAAGGAGTCATTAATGCTTATTCTTGGAGGTCAAGCTCACACTGTAGCAGCACAAGGTTCTTGTGGTTCTTCAAGAAGTAGCCAAAGCTGTGACAATACAGCTGTGTGCAATTGCATGTGTCCTATTATCACACGACCAAAACCGAGCCTACCAAGCACCAACCTTTAATGGAATTGTAGCTTGTAAGGTTCTCTGAAGAGTTCAAATGGATGGGGCTGCCAAATACTATATTTCGGCATACCCAATCCTTGCTTATAATAATCGTCGACATTTTATTTTTGAAGTCGATACTAAAATATGATATACAATGTATAAATACTATATATTCTTTTTCTTGCTGTTTGTCACAATAACAGACATTACAGCACAAACAGACAGTACCAAGACCGAAAAACTGCCAGAAGTTGTTGTTACTGCTGATGGTCAAATTGAAATGAGCAACAAGGCATTGTTGATACCAACTCAACTTGAGAAAAAACATTCTACAAATGGTTTTAATCTACTATATCTTATGCAGACTCCTGACTTGGAAGTATCAACACGCACTCGTAGCATTACTACTCATAGTGGAGGAGAGGTTGTATTGTGCATTAATGGAATGGAGGCATTGCCAGAAGATGTAGCATCTCTTAGTGCAAAGAACATTCGTACAATAGAATATATAAGAACTCCAAGCGGTAAATATGCAGGTAAAGCAGGATTGGTTAATTTTATAACTGTAAAAATGAATTATGGGGGCAATGTGTATTTTTCTGCAAATGAAGGATTTGCCTACAAATCGGGGGAATATTTAGCTTTTGCTGATTTTAATAAAAAACGATATACACTTTCCCTAACCGTCACTGGTGACTGGCATAGAGACCATAGCTATACAGAGGGAAATGATATGTTTGTCTTTTCAGATAAATCCGTTTTGGAACGTAATTATAAAGATGAGAGTCCGTTGAAAATAAATAATGGGCAAGCTATGCGATTGCGCTTAACCTCCATGGGGAACACCCACAGATTAAATACCTATGTGGGCTTTAATCGTCAGGCTGTGCCAAATTCCAATACCATACAGGGTATTTACTATACCGAACCATATGGTGCAACAAAGCGTACTGTTTCATATAACAGCCAATCTATAGCACCATCAGCGTATGTAAATTACACATTATGGTTGCCCAAAGAGCAGGCTTTTGACGTTACAGCATCTGCTTCTATGGGGCACAATAAATACCACAGTCTGTATGCAGAAACAGAACAAGCTTCATTAAGTTCAAAAGTAATAGAAGACAACTATGTGCTGAATGGTAATATTCGCTATTCGAAAACTTGGAAAAATAGCCTTACTCTAACAGGCGCATTGAGCAATGATTATAAACATTATACTGATAATTATGATGGAACAGCAATTGGAAAACAGCATCTGAGTTCCAACATTACTGTTGGATTACTTCAACTTAGCAAATATAGTGAGAAATACTATTACTATATCTCTGCGGGGTTATCTAACACGGCCGTTTCTTTAAACTCCATACATAATAATTACTGTATGCCTGTTGCTTTTTATGGTGGAAACTATGTCATTAATAACAAGCACTCTTTATCGTTAAATGGTCTTTTTACACATACTTTATTTGAACCGTCAGAAAAAAATTCAATGGTTGTTCCGACATCTTTTTTTGAGGCAACTTGTGGTAATCCTGACATTGCACCGATGAAAGTATTAGGAAACACCCTTTCATACAATGGACAAATTGGAAAAATTCGTTTGTCTTTATCGTATGATAGTAATATTTATTTTGACAACATAGTACATCAGTATACAGCTAATACGAATACGATTTTTGATACTCGTATAAATGGCGGAACTTTCTACGGTAATATGTTTACTGTAGGTTGTGCCTATAATTTATTCAATGAGCATTTGCGTTTGAGCGCCACAGTGATTGAAGAATGTAATACATTAAAAGGGGCTACTTACGATATGTCGCACAACAGTTTTCGCATAAAAGGTGGCTTGGTTTATCTTGCAGGAGAATGGATGCTTAGTTTCGATTATCAGACTCCATATAAATCACTTGATATTCGACAACCGTGGTTCATCCAACGTCGTCCTACCTATGAATGGAAAGTGAGTTGGACTCATAAGGCATTGGCTATTGAGGCTTTAGTACGCAATCCCTTTTCATGTTATGACAAGCAACATATAACAATGGATTATGGGTGTTATGATAGAAATTCGCGGATTTTTAACGAAATCAATGGGCGTAATATAAATTTAACACTGACTTACAGCCTTAGCTATGGCAAGAAATCTAAACGTGGAGAAATTGAGGTTAATAAGAATATTGATAGTGCTATCATGAAAATGTATTAATCAATGACCAAAACGATAGAAAGTCTTCATCAACATGATTCCATGCAATGTGGCATAGCCAGTACGATAGTACTATTTGCGAAAAGCAATAATTATGAACTATATTTGTCTTTGGGGAATATTAGCGTCTATAACCGGAATTGCAATAATGTTTTCTGTTATTAAGCACAAAAAGTCTGTAAGTGCCATAAAAAATGGCACTTACTTGATTTTTTCAATTTTGATGATATGCTTAGGAATAACAACCATCTTATTTAAAAGATATGATAGTATTTGTGCAATATTCTTTGGTATTACATTCCTAAATATCACATACAAAGACAGGCGTAATTTCCCACCGAGTTTTACAATAAACTATATTGATTATCTTAAAGGATATGTTGTTGGGTTTGTGTCTATAATGTATGCTTTGTTTAGAATTTCTGAATAAATAATCGAGTAATATGTCAATACAATTCCCTATACTTAATATTTCCTTAAGTAATTTAAGTTCACAGGATTTGGAAGAAACCCATATTGGAGACTTATGGGATTATCCTCGCGATAATAGTATCTTTGAAGAATACTACAATAATCAAAAATATGTTGACCAAAGTGGACATATATTTAAAATAATAGGAAAAAGAAAATCAAATTTTATAAATTCAATAATCCATTTTAATAAAAAAGAACTGATATTTGAGGATTGTGGTGAGACTATTAGCTTCTCTGTATTGAAGGATTTTTTAATCAATAGATACAATTCATTAGATGATAATTTAGCTAAGTCGGTTCTGATTAGATTAACAAAACAATCAAAAAATATCAAGGATTTAATTGGGTAAACGTAAAAACATAGCCCATTTTTTGAGGTAGTGCCTCAAATCCGCAACCCTACTAAAGTCTCAGAGCGTTGCGGCCCAAACCGCCAAGAATGCGATTTTTCTAGTTTGGACTGACTTTTTACCATGTGTTGGCTGATATGCGAGTATAATACCCCCTTACCCCCATCGGTGGTTACAAACGACAGCCCCTCCAAAACGTTTGGATCATCCGTAACTGACTTTGAATATGGTCCGGTAGTGCAACCATCTGTCCTTCGTGTAGATGTTCAGAGTCCATTGTCTGGCGACACGGACCCATTTCGCCGGGACAACAATGAAGGCGAAGACAAAGCGCTTCAGGCGACTTTTCATGTCTACACCGGGGAAAATTTCGCTGACCTTGGCCAGCAAGTACTGGTAAAAATTCTTCAGCATGGCGGTAAAGAGAAGGAAAACCGTGTTGTCCTCCATGGTTGAGAATGGAAGGTGGGACCAACCGAAATCGTTGTTCTGTACATCGAAGTTCTTTTCGCTTGAGCCTCGCTGATTGTACTTGTCTATGACCTGCTCTTCTGTACTGTCATGGTCGTTGGTCAATATGGCGCGGTACATGTATTCCATGCCGGGCAGAAACTGCTCGCCCTGTTCCGCATCCATCTTGGTACGCTGCACGACAAGCCGCAAGTGCCAGTCTGAAAGGAAATCGGTGAATTCAAATGACGTGACGTCCATCTCCTGGCCGTTTACCACCGTGGGCCGCCATTCCGTGCACAGCTCATACATCTGTCTGCGGTCTGCACAACTGCTGGCGCGGAGGTAGAACGTCTCTGTCCGCAGGAAAAGTTCCTCGACAAGTTCCTTGATGAACGAGCCGCAATCGGCACGGAACATGCGCACGTAAAGTCCGTGAGACTCGATATTGTCCAGCATACGGCTCAGCTCCTCCACCTGCTCAAACTTGACATTTGAGTTGCCTTGCCTGTTCTCAATGCCGATTATCAGCGGACCTGAGGTCATCACGCCCGGGAAATAGCCGCGCTTCTTCTTGTAGGAATACAGTGCGTCGCTTTTCTCGGTGGGGATGAACTCATTGTCAAAGTCAACATCAATGTACTGACCCCTCTTCAGCAGACCAAGCAGCAGTGTCATGTCAAGCAGCAAGGAGTTGAGCTTCAGAGCGGGATCGTGCGCATAGATGCTGCCAGTCTTACTTGTATAAGCTATACTAAGAGCCCGCAGCTCCTTCAATCCTCGGGCAATAGTGTCTGAACTGGGTATTCTTGCATTGGGAGCTGTGCTTAGGTACTTGTTCAGAATGGTGGTTATATCCTCTATATGATCTCCGCCACAGAGGTAAACACAGAATAGCGCAAGCATGATATCACTGTACTGAAAGCCATAGTTCGCACAGCGGACATTAAGCCGCCCGTCTACCAGTTTGCCCAGTCCGGTGCGCCTAAATTCGTTCATCGCATAAAAAATTCCACCGTAGGGAACAATATTGTCGTATTTTATTGCTACTTTTGCCATGTCATTGAGAATTTTGCTTCTTTTGTTTTTGCACCATAAAATTAGTGAAAATTCTGCACATGACAAAACTCTGAGGAACTTATTGCTCCTCAGAGACTTATAAAAAAGATTAACAACAAACTATGCACTTAGTTGCGGAATTAAGGGTAGTGTAAATAAACTGTATCAAGCGATAACAATTAAAGCCAACACAGTTTATTTTACACTCTCCATACTTTCTTATTCAGAGTATAGTTATTCCCATCCTCCGCTTACTTGTCTATGTATGATGCTACAAAATAGACAATCGAAATGACCGTATAAAGGAAACACGGCAAGAATATCCAAAGCAAAGTCTTTACCCAACCATTCGACAACCACACACCTTCATTCCTTGACATCATATTAGACATATCATAGAAATGTCGAGTGAGGATTTCCTTATTCGCCTTTCGGTGGTCTTCAAGAAGTTTGGACTCATTCTCAATGAGTTTCTTCCTGTTGTTGATTGCCTGTTCCATATCGGCATCATCAACCTTAGCTTTGACAGTTATGTCTTTTACTTTGCCGATGTAGGCTTCAATAGCTTTGGTGACAGTATTCGCTTTATCTGAGGCTTCACTCAATTTGTCTTTTGCTTCATGCATGGAAGCAGTAGCCATTTCAACGCCACTTTTTGCCAAAGTCAAGCTATTGCCAGCATCCTTGTAGGCTTGAAGCTGTTGGTCAAACTTGTCTGAAGCCTTGTCTGTTTCGATATTCTTGTCAATCGTATTCTCGAAAGATCCAAAATCCATATCCGAGATTTTACTTTTACCTATTGGCATAGTATCAATGATATTGGTTGAACATTCTATTATCTGCCATAGCCTTGCTTCTTGCGAGGACGGCACAGACGGTTAGCCATCATAGCGCAACGATGCGCCCAAGACAGTTCATCCTCGTCCTTGTCTCGTCCCCAACCAGAGGTTGCACCACCTCCGCCACCGCCAGACTGGGCGGCTATGGTTGTGGCAGCATCAATGTATTCAGCAAAGAGAAGAATGGCTGTCTTCTGTACATCACCAATCTTGGCAAACACATTGTCGGCATCCAAGGCGATTTTCTTATCGATGACATCCAGACAATTCTGAGGAATATCAACAGGGTAATGATGAAACTTGTCCGTATAAAAGTCGAAGTGACGTATCTTTAGAGTGTTGTCCGCAGTAGGCATGGGTTTGGGTACAGTCATAATCTTTGGCTGTTGGGTATTCTTTGTTGGAGTTGAAACTGGTTTCTCCAATTCTTGATGATGCAGCTTTGCCCAAGTACCTTCAATCTTTGAGGGCATCAGACAACGACCTTTGCCAAGTTCCGAGGACTTATAAATGGAGTTACCACGCTTGATGGCATAGCCACGCACTTGTCCTGTGCTGTCGGATTGCAGTTTGACATCATATCCCATTTGCGTGAGGCATTTTGTGTATAGTCCCCAATCAAAGTACGGCATCTTAGTCAAAACGGAAAGACAATCATTGGTTATCGCGTCCTTATTTTGGCGGCTCACCTCTTGTGCATCTTTCCAACCACGCTGTTGTCCAACCTTGGCGGCAGCAGCCATCGCTCTCTCGTAGATATAATGGGCATCATTCACGTTGCCCCTCATGTCTATGCGGTTCGTATCAATGTGAAGGTGCATAATGCCACTCTTGCTGTCATGATGGAGTGCAACTACATACTGGCTGTCTTTGAGGTTGGTTGCCTTTGCACTCTTGCGCTTCGACTTGGCGGAAAGGTCAACTGCATCAAACTCTCGGATAAAATCATCAGCCAACTCCTGCCAGTTCTCCATTGTCCAACCCTGCGTTTCCTCGGAGGTTGGGGAAACCTCTATACGTATCATATTCCGTTTGAGCGGATGATAACGGTTTAACTTGTCCTCGAACTTTTTCTGCAAGGCAAGCATTCTCGCCCACATTGCCGTTGGGGAAATATCTTCAGGCAAGAGGTTGGTTTTTACTATCTCTGCCTTGTCCTTATCCACTGAGTAACGTATAGCATTTGCGCCATGACTTATAACCTTTGCTTTTGCTATCATATCAATTATGTGTTCTATTGGGTTAAGTATTTCTCTATCTCAATCATGCGGTTCATTATTACCTCCGCGCTTGTTCTCCACCGTTTCATGAAGATTTCACTGCGGAGAATATTCTCACGCTCCGTTAGCGGACGGCCTTTGAGGAAGCCGAACAACTTCTGTATATCGCCCCTGGCATCCGAAAGGCTGTTCAATGCCTCCATTTCCTTGTCTGTCAAGCGTTGTTTTGGATATTTTCCTTCCAATCGTTTGCGTGCGTATGCGCTTGTGGTCAGTCCACAAAGGGCGGCATATTCCGCTATTTCCTTGTGAAGCTGTGGTGTCAGCCTTACTATCAGGCGGCTCGTGTATTTCGGAACCTCCTTTTCAATATTCTTCTTTCCCATACCAAGTATTGGTTCTATAAAAGTGTGCAACCCAATGCGAGCTTGCGAGCATTCAAGAAGTCCATTGACATACGGACAAACGAAGTGCGTTTGTATGACATTGGTATTTCTTGCATAGCACTGCTATCAGAGTTTACGCACAAGCACGCTGCACACTGTGGTTGCAACAGTTCACAGACTTGTTGTATAACGGTTCTCAAATTACCCAAGCAACAGCAATTGTGGGGCATCCACCGCTTCCATCTGTTCCTTGAAGAATTGCCTTCTGGCTTCTGCCTCCAGTTCCATGTCAGAGACGCTTGGCGGTGGAACATCTTCCTCCTCTCCATTATTGCCATTTCCTGAAGTTAGGGAAGAAAAGGAACTGTTGGCAAGTTGTGTTGGAGAAGTACCGCCATTTTTGATGGGTGGATCCTCCTTGTTAGGGAATGCGGTTGTGGAAGTCATAGTATTAGACTTGCCGGAACAGTCTCTTTGGTTGATGGGAACATAGTGAGGATTGACATATTTCTTGCCGTCAACAATCCATGCAGAAATGCATAGCAATGTGTGAACACTTCCTCGTCTTGTCTGTACAGAAGAAAGGATGCCCAATTTGTTCATGTGGTCAAGCATCTTGGAGACGGTTTTTCGGTCACACTTCCATAGTTTGGATAGAGCCACCTCTGACATGTTCACCTCCCATAATGCGGTTGTGGACTCCCCAACCTCATTTGAGGTTTCAATCTGTCGTGTCACCATCTGAATGAGTTGATAAAGGCATGAAAGGCGATTGATGCCAGCCGTGCCACCCATCAGATAGTTCACTTGTTCGTTACTCAGGATAATGCTGTTGAAAATATTACTGTTCATCGTTGTTTTATTTTTGTTGTGTAAATCTGTTCATGTTGTTATGCGGAAAACTCTCTGCCGTCAAAAGAGAAACTATCGCCTCATGCCGAAGCCTCTTTCTGGCATATAATACTCCTTGTCGTATGCGATATGGTCAAGCACACGTTGCAGTCGGTCAAGTTGGGGACTGTCAAGCACTTGTATGGCATTGATGGTAATTTTCTGTGATGCAATTCTTCGATGCTCACAGTTTCTTTCCGACATGGTTCCGTCACCGTCAGCATAGACCGAATGAAGATAGTTATTGACTGCTTCCGTCTGTTCCTTGCTTGGGTAAGCAGCAGGGAAGCGGTCGTAAATGTAGTCTACCATATTGCTGACCGCATTAGCCAACAGAGGGTCACGTTTTTGCAGACTGTTTACAAGTTCATCTTTCGTCATGATGCTATGGTCTATTGTTCATTTCATTCAGACGGTTTGCAGCCTCCAGTCTTATCTCCTCCTCCGACATGGATCTTGCGCCACGCACCCAGTCAAGCAAGGCTTTCTTCTCAAAGAAGATGAGCTTGCCAGCAGGCTTGAAGTACGGCACCTGGTTAAGATGCGTCATCTTGTAGAGCGTGCTCTTGGCAATGCCGAGAAAGGCGGAAGCCTCTTCAAGGTTCAACACTTCCTTTGTCATATAGCAAAGGTTCTCCAACTTGTTCACTCTCGACTGAAGCTCCACTATCTTGCGCTCATGGTCGAGGTTCATCTTTAATGCGTTTTTTTCTGTCATAAATCTGATATTTTGTTTATTTTGTTATCGATTTCGGCTGCAAAGGTATATTGTTGCCAATGATATTCAAGCAGCCGTTATGGTTTATTAAAAGTGCTGATTTTCAATACTTTGGTTCTATTTTACCATGCTGCAATGTGGTAGATTGGTCGGACACTCACTTGAAATTCAGCATCTTCAAATGTCTATCGTTCAAACATTCACAAAACCAAGGATTGGACAATAAGGGTGGCAAATCTTTGGTTCTATTGCCAGTTCTCGTTTCTGAAAATGTCCATCAGAGTGAAAAACAATATTTAACACCCGATTTTCGCAAGTCATGCTGTTTGAGGGCAAAATCGCTTGCAATAACCACATTTGGAGTACAATGGTAGGAAAATGAGTTGTGAATGAGAGAAATAGGAATTTTCCCTCGTTTTTCAAGGGACAAATTTGTACCTTTGCAAACGAAACAGAGGTATTCCACAAGGGATATTTCGGACGAAGTGTTCTTGACTTTATTTTTCCGTGGTTTTGTCCCGTTTTTGTCCCTCGCTGATTTTGTGTCACGTGACAAGAATTTATAAATGGCTGATTTACAGCGACTAAAATCGTGTTTTGGAGAATTGGTAACGGCAACCACCAGAACGGCCCCTGCGAACCCGTAAACGTCGCGTCCGTGAGGAACTCGTTCGTTTGAAAAATCACATCGTCAATCTCCTCCTCAAGAAGATTGATACCGAAATCAGTGAGTATATTTCCGTCTGCCATTTGCCGTCTGTCTTTTTAGTTTCACCTGTTTACACTCTCTTCACCGTCACCTCCGGAACTGCCGCCCGACTGTGAGCCACGCACCGCGAGACGCGATTCGTTCCAGCGGCTCATGGCTTCCCTGATGACGCTGCCTTTGTCCAAGGTACGGTCCGAGGTCGCGTTCAGCAGGTTGCTCGTCAGGGTGGCATTCTGCCGTTTGGCGAGATAGCTGACAAGAATCTCATTCTGCTGCACCACGTCTTCGTAGATTCGCAGATACTCTTTCTTCCGCTGCGCATTGGGCATATAGGCATCCCTGGTAGCATCAATGGCGCACTGGAAAACATGGTAGTATTCCGTCCAGCGTTCCCTGTCCTCCGGGGTGCCCCCGGCAGGAAGGATACGGTCGATGTTACGCTTCATCCTTTCCATCTGGCCGTTGATCTTGTCACCTTCGGCAAGCCAGGCGATATCAGCCTGTCGGTCTGCCACGTTCAGGGCCTCTATTTTCGCGCGGCTCACCAATGCCGAATCGATGGATTCGGCTTCGTCCGTCTGGTTATAGAGGTTGATGCCGGCTGTCGTGCGGAACCCCAGTTTGTTCTTTGCCGCTGCCGATTTCTTGTATTTGTTGTGTAATGCCCAGTAGTACAGTTCCGGCGTGAGGGAGCCCGCACCGGTTTCCATGACCGTAATCTGGTTCTGCTTCGGCGAGTCGTGGTTATAGGTCACATACTGCGCCTGTGCCGTTGCTGTTGCAATGATCGCAACCGTCATGAGCATGAGTTTTCTGTTCATCTTTTTTCCCTTTTATCGTTAGTAATCCAGCCTTCCGGAGTTGCGCCAACGTCCGAAGGCTCCTTCAATTATCTCCTGTTTGGTATGTTCACGGTATATCTTCGACTTCCAGTAGCCGATTCTTACCTGTATGTATCGCCAGGTCTCCATATAGGCCCGGTTCAGATGCCGTTCGATGTCGTCCAGAGACCTGTTCACGGCCTCCAGCACCATCAGCAGATCCGAAGTGGAGCAGGCCGCCGCTCCCGTGGCATACAGCGCCAGGTCGCTGACCGACTTGTAGAGTTGCTCCCCGTCATGGGCTATATCCCGTATGGCTTTCTCGTTGATGGTGATGAGCAGGGCGTCGGAGGGTTCGATGCGTCCGCGTTTCAGCACCTTCTCGTGAAATGCCTCCAGCATCGACTTGTAGTCCGCTATCCGGTCACTTACCGTATTGTAGGTGTTCTTTGCGTTCAATACCGTGCGTAACGACTGGTACATCACATCAATGACATCAAAGGCACGGGTGTACCGGTCAAGGTCGATATTCAGTTCCTTGTATTCGCCGACCTCCTTGCGGCTGTATTCGTGCAGCAGCTGGTTGCTGTACTCAAGGGTACTTCGGGCCAGCAACAAGCTACGCTGCTTCTTATGGTCATTGATATAGGCTTCAACGGACACCACGTCGAATGTCCATTGTGCTTTGACGACATCAGGCAGGAGTGCAAGCAGCACTATGGTTATCAGCAAGGCCCGTTTCATGGTCTTTCCTCCTTTCTCCCGCTTCGCAGGCTACGGGCGTTTTCCACCCAACGGTCATGGCATTCTTCCACGAGAGTGAGGCGTCGCCCTTCGTCCATATTCAGATCCGGAAGGACATCCTTCAGCACGTCGATGATGCTGCGCTTGTAATGCATCATCTTTTCCAGGGATACCAGGTCGGCGTATATCTGCGTAATCCGGGAATCCACTTCACGCGCGATTTCAAGACGGTCACTTGACCACAGCAGGTGGTACACCTCTCCGGTAGAGGTATCTTCCATCGGGGTGGTACGGGCATATTCCGTCGTGATCTTGCATGACGGATGCTCCCGGGCGATTTCCGCGATACGTTCATTCACGATCCGCTCTTTTTCTTCTTCCGGAAGGTCCGGGTCGAATGTCAGCACGTCGGCCACATACGTGTCGGTGTATTGCGAGGTCAGTTCCCAGCTGATCTGTACAATGGCACGGTGAATCTTGATGCCGAGGAAGTATTTCGGCTTGCGTGCTATGCTGATGGTTGCCTTGAAAGTTATCTCGCCGTCTATATTCGGCATGGTCGCCTTGCGGACGAACGTGTATCCGTTCCACGAACCGCCGTCCTGCCACGACAGACTGTAGGCAGTCTTGCAGTCCTGCATGATGGCCGGGATACGGTAGTAGTCGTCCGTCGGCACGTCATTGTCGTTTGCCGCTTCCTGCTTCGCATCCGCGTATTCCTTCTGTTTCTTCTGCCACTCGGCCAGTTCTGCCTTCAACTCTCCGATACGCGTCAGGTTGGCGTTGTACTGCTGCCTGTAAACGGCAGCATCCTCCACACTGGCCTCGGATATTTTCTTCAGCAGCTCCTTGTTCTCATCCTCCAGTGCCTTGATCTGTGATTGAAGCATGGCTACCTGGTTGTCTGCCTCCCGTATCAGCTCATCCAATTCCGAAAAGTCAAGTTCATTTTCCGTCACGGAGGTCTGCATGGAGCAATCCTTGGTATGGGCATTGGGTGAACCGCCGCATTTCCTGCATTTGTACTGGGTCGAACCTTGGCCCAGAGTAGCCCCGTCCGAGCAGGTGACGCTGATGGTCACGCTCTCGCATCCTTTAAGTTTGGCGGCATCCGTTGCCTGATAGTAGTTCCACGCGTCGGAAGCTATGTAATAGACATAGCCGTCCTCGTTTTCGTTGAATTCCGACAGACGGGCATTGAGCTGCGCCTTGAAGGTCTCCAGATCCATAGTGTAGGAATCGAATATCTCTTCATACACGATTTCCTCATGGTTCCAGCTTTTCTTGACATGTATCTCGTAGGCGTAAGCCTTCTTTGTCTGCTTGCCGCCGCGGCTGATGATGTAGGCGTTCTGCCAGTAGTTGATGCTGTAAGTGTTGCCGTCATTCTGGTTGTTGAGCTGCTGTACACGGTTTCTCGACCATCCGGCATATCGTTCCGAGTTGGAGAGAGCCTGTTCCCGCTGCGAGGCATTGGGATAAAAACCGGGGTCGCTCGTTTCGAAACGGGTCCACTCACCGCCGTTCAGGATGCTGTTGTCGTCCGTGGGCGGGTAATAGTCACACAATGACACGCTGCCCTGGTCACGTCTGGCGATGTACCAGCGCTGCGTGTAATAAGTCCCGGCTTCGTCGTCTATATAGTCACTGATCCAGCCGGCAAGGTCGTAATCCCCGAACTCGAACAGGCCGGCCACGTTGTCAGGACCGCCGATCTTGTCCAGCAGCAGGTTCCCGATACCTTGTTCCGCTTCCTCGAACAGGCCGGAGTAATGGTCGTACAGGTTGGCAATCTCGCTGACCTTGCCCGAAAGCAGGTTATGGAACATACTTTCAGGCAGCAGGGCATCGCCGAGATTACCCGCACCGGCCGTTGCCAGACCGACACCCAGATTGTAGAGATTGTCAAGGTCGCTTTGCAGGTTCTCCCGTGTAAAGCGGTCAGGAATCCGGGAAAAATCGTCCAGCATCCGCTGCCAGTCTATACCGCCCAGTTCCGAAAGTTTCAGCAGAGGCACGACCTCGCTGTTGATCTCCAGAAAAGCGATGTCCGAGAACGAAAGTGTACTGTTTGTCACAACGCTTTCGAACTGCATACACAGGCTCTTCGTCTCATCGCACACCTTCATCAGGTAGCTACCCCAGTGGATCGCTGTCTGCGGGGAGTGAAGCATCTGCTTTGCCACCACCCAGATTTTCGGTATGATCTTGTCGGCCACCATGTGGTAGATACGGCGGTAATAGTAGTTTTCCGTGCTGCTACACCAGATACCGAGGTCCGAGAGTGCTTTGTGTTCCAGAAATTTGGAAGAGAAAATTCCGGCTGCCGCCACCTCCGCCGCCGTATAGTGCTTCAGGATGTCATCGACCTGCTCACGGTAGTAGCTTTCAGCCACGACCTCCGTACCGAACGCGGCTGCCATTGCCGCCACGGTACGTGCGTCATAGTTCACGCTGTAATACTGGGCGTGGACATGCTGCGTGAAGGCAAGCAGCAGAACTGCAAAGACAAGTGACAGTCGCTTCATGTTCATTCTGTTCAACGGTTGAAAATATTACCTCTCCGCTTGCTGCGGTTGTTCTTCTCAGGTACTCCCTGCAGGGCCAGTATCAGCTTCTCTGCTTCCTCCATAGCCTCGTATGGGGACAGACCCCTGTATCTGACATACAGGTCTCTGGCTACTTCATACCGGCGCTGGTCCCACTTGACCTCCTCCGATTCCTCGAAACGCATGATGGTAGTGACGTCTTTGTCATCCTCGGTTTCAAATCTCATATATGCGTCCAGATCCTCTTCGGTCATGCCCAGTCGCAATCCGAAATTGCCCAGCATTTCTTCCATGTGCGCGATGCTCCTTTCCCCCAAATGGCGGAAATGAAGCAAGTCCCAGTTGCTGTGCAGGCACAGTTCCCGGATGGTGGCAATATCGTGGCTGTTGCACACGTTGCGGATGCGGAGAGCGTAAGGCTCAACACTGAACAGTTCCGCTATAGGTCGGTCTATATCAAATTTTCCCATTGTATCTGATTTTATTGTTTTGCTTTCAGGTTCAGTACCCGTCCGGCCTCGTTGACCTTCTGGGCGAATGTCAGGGACTTGCTGATGCCGCTGGCATCCCAGTCCCGGCAATAGGCTTCGATGGCTTCCTGATGGCTGCACCGGAGCTCCCTCTTGTAGAGTTTCAGGGCTTCCTTCTCAGCACGTTCGGTCGTGTAGGTCATGTAGCATTCATGCGGCTCTTCCACGCCATACACGCCGCTTGTCGTTCCCCTTCGTATGAATACCTCCCGGAAGAACGAACGGCCGTCCTTGTTGTCCAGACGGTTGATCGTGAATATCTTCTTGCAGTCAACATCGGTGAGCCCGAGAATGGCCTTGATGGTGTCGAAACGCTCCTTGAACTTGCTTTGGTCAAGCAGCATCACCACGTCGCTGTTGTTGATGATGGCCTCTTTAACGATTTCACTGCCGATGATGTCCTGTATCTCCTGTGTCACAACGCCCACGCTGGCCCAGAACTTACGGGCCGTCTTGTACATGAACTTGATGTACTCGGCCATCAGCGGACTGGCAATGGCTTTCCAGGCTTCCTCGATGACAAGCACCTTGCGGTTCTTCTTGATTCGCATCTTCTGCAGGAACACGTCCATGATTATCAGCGTGACAAGCGGGAACAGCAGCGGATCATCCTTTATACTGTCAATCTCGAACACCACGAAGGTCTCGTCGAACAGCGAACTGTCCATGTTCTCGTTCAGGGTCTTTTCATGGTTGCCGCCCCTGTAGAAGTCCTTCATCATGTAGCGGTAAGTCGAGAGGTCTATGCCCGAAATGTGGTTCTCGTGACAGATGTCCGGAATACGCTGGACGGAGTATTCGTAAAATGAATTGAACGAGAGTTCTTCCACCTTCAACTCCTTGCGCCTGCGTTCCATTTCGTCTATCATGCACTCGATACGGCTGTTCCGTTCCTGCTCGCTTTCCTCACGGTTCCCGTCACGGTTGCGTTCGTCTATGGCGAGGCTTTTTCTCAGGTCTTCCCGCTGCATGGGCGTGAAGCCGTCGAAGCCGTTGAAATACGCATCGTAATAATCGGTGATTACATTTTCCACCAGACGGTCTTCCGTCTTCGTGACTGTTCCCTGCGTGCCCTTCCAGATCAGCAGGACAAGATTCTTTAGGAAGCCGGTCTTTTCCACGTTCATCTCTTCCTTGTGGATACGAAACGGGTTCATCGTGATGGGGCGTTCCTCCGTGTAGCTGATGTACTTGCCTCCCAGATACTCGCACAATCCCTCGTAGGAGTTTCCGGTATCGACCATTACGATGTCTGTACCCTGTTCGTGCAGCTGGCGCACGACAGAGTTCATGTGGAAGGATTTCCCGGAACCGCTCGGCCCGAGGGCAAAAAAGTTCGAGTTGTCCGTCAGCTTCTGTCTGCCTTCCTTGCCGGTGATGTCGATGGCGACAGGCACTCCCTGGCGGTCAGTGTAATAGACTTTCACCGGGGTGTCTTCGCTGTGCTGCACACGTTCCTTGTACATCAGGCACATCGCCGCGTCCGATAGGGTCAGGAACCGGTCATACTCTTCATTCAGGCTGTAGCAGTTGCCCGGGAACGAGCCGACGAACAGCTCCAGCTGGTTGTAGGCTCGTTTGGAAATATGGATTCCCATTCTACCGAAAGCATTCTCCAGATGATTCGTACACTTCTGCAGGTCCGTATCGCCGGACACGGCCACTATAAGGTTGAAATGGCTGTACACGAGCTGCTTGCTCTCGCGGGCAATCACCTCCTGTACACGTTTTATGTCTTCGACCGCTGCCTGGTTGCTCGGGTTGGGAATGCTCGCGTGCCGGTTCTTCTTCTTGTCCAGCAGCGAAAGTTCACGCTTCTGGTTGGGAAGGAAGATGACCTGGTTATAGACCACTGTATCGGCATTCGGAATGCTGTCAATGGCCGAGACAAGATCCACGGGCATTTCCGTGTTGTTCACTTCTATATTGGTATAGGGTCTGATCATCGAAGGCAGCGAGATGCAGTCCACGTCCACGAGACTGTACACCTTGCAGCGCTTGTCACCCATCGAGACGCTCTCGTCGTCCGACTTGAAGTTCGTCATCGAGATAATACGGTCCTTGAAGTTCATGGCGAAATACCGGTCCACGTAATCGCTTGCCTCGGATTTGTTCAGGAAACGCGCCTGCACGCCGCTGTCCCGCAACTGGTCCTGTACCTTGCGGATCTTGACAAGGAAATCACGCCATTTCTTGTTGTCGAACGAGAAAAGGCGGCTTTTCCTGGCTTCCTGCGTGATGGTCAGGTAACACATGCTGTCCGTGTACGCCCTTCCCTTGAAATACCGGAAATACGATTCAGAAAGGAACTCCTGCTTCCCGGTATCCTCGTTGACAAAACGCTTCCTCACGAAGATGTCCTGCTTGTGAATGGCATAACCTTCTCCCAAGGTCAGGGCAAGGGCGGAGAACAGATGCGTGAAATCGTAGTAGCTGTCTATGTTCGCCGAATACTTCTGTACCGGATTCTCGATCTTCAGCATGGCGGAATATTCGCCCGTCTTGGTGTACAGGACACCCACGCCTTCCGTGTCTTCCACCGAGAAATAGATGTCCTGGAAGATACGCTTGCGCTTGCCTCCGGTACCGAACGCATGGACGGATATGGCCATACCCGCGCATAAGGCAACGAAAATCAGGATAATGTATAGGGTCATTTCAATATACGTTCAATTAAATAGGGGTAGGCCCGTATCTCATACGAACCTACCCGCGTTCAACATTCAATATAGCCACACATTGCTGTGATGGTTTAATTTTGTCAGACCTTACGCGAGTAGGCATAGACGAACACGCCTCGGTCCGTTCTCTTGCTGTGCAGACCTTTCCGCTGCTTGAAGATGATTAGCACGATGCCCACCGACAGAATGACTGTCAGCGCGGCCAGTCCGGCCACGAATCCGGCAAGGCAGTAAGCGGCTATGAAGCCCGCGATGGCTCCGCCTGCCGTTCCTGCCGCCCAATAGATGTAGCGGCCCTGCAATCCCATCACTTCAAGAGGACGTTGCAGCCCCTTGAACAGCGGATAGTCCGGATAACGTGTTTCCTTGCTTTTCATCCCTCGGTACTTTTATGCGTCAATGCCGAAAAACAAAGGAAGAGCCTGTGCTGCTGCAATCAGGAAAAGACATGCACCAACCACCATCATGATCTTCTTTTTGACATCCTGCTCTTCGTTGTTCATGGCGATGTAAACGGAGATGGCGCCGATAATGGCGACTACACCGGCGATGGCATAGCAGAGCTTGACCATGACTGGTACATACTTGACAATTTCCTCCGCCACGGTAGATAGTGCGGTAGTACCGGCTGAATAGTCGCCGGCCGTACTCTGGGCCATTGCCGTGGTACCAGAGAACAAAGTGAGTGCAAGCATCTTCACTTTGGTGGAAACACCTTGGATGAATCCTTTTGCCTTTCGGCACATTTGTTTTACTTTCTGAAACATACTTGATCGTTTTTGAGTTAATATTTATGTATTGGATTGTTAAACAGCCTTATATGCGATAACCGAAAAATGCCGGAAGTACGATGGAGGCCCCGATGATGAACAGGCACGCGCCAAGCAGCGATAAAAAGGATTTGACGATGCCGTCCTCTCCAGTGTTCATCTTGATGTAGATCTGGAAGGCGGACACGATGACCAGAACGGATGCGATGGAGTAGCATATATACAGGACATACAGCATCATCGTGACCACGAAGTCGTGCATCGTGGCCAGCGCATCCGCTCCCCAGCTGTAGTTCACGCTGCCGCTCTTGGCGAAAGCCGCATAGGGTACAAGAATTAACAGGCATACTATCTTTTGCTTAATCGACATGCTACAATTTGTCTTTAATTGGTTTCCAGGCCATCTCCGGACGATTTTCCAGTTTGCCCCTGGAAAGCATCGCCTTGTACATTTCATCTGCACTGAAGCCATCAGACAGGTAGGGCGTGGTTTCCTCCATCTTTTCCTCCGCCTTGGCTTTGAGACGCTCCAGTCTTTCTTCCGGGGTCTCCTTTGTCTCCGGCTTTTTGTCCGCCGGCTTCTGGTCGGTGGCAGAATCGCCGCCTGATGCTGTTTCAGTATCGTATTGCTCGTTGCCGACACGGAACCCGGTTTCACTCTCGCTCACGGCAACACTCTCTTCGTCCTCCAGTGTGCCGAGGTCGAAAACTTCCTCCTCTGTCTTGCCGGTTCTCCTTTTTCCATAGAGATCCTGCATAATGATGACCGCGTAATAAATGAGGTACGCGACCGTCAGAACAATGGCAAAAATGAAATATGATCTCATATCTTTTAGTATGGATATTGAATTTTGTATTAGTTTGATTTCACAAATAAAAAAGGAGAATTTCGAACTACGAAATAATTGTGTATTAAACGGATGTTTTCTTTACAAGATTTATATCGATTTTGAAAATCGTACTATAAAATCGTACTATATCGCCTTAATGAACGGGAAAAATGAAGAAGTCAGGGCATAAAAAAAGCCCTCCGTTCAGGAGGGCTTCCATTGGCAGATTCGCTTTTTTTTAGGTCAGCGTTTCTTGCCTCGCAAGCAATCATTCAGATCCTTGTATTCGCTATATCGGACAGCTTCGTTGCTGACCCGTTCGCCGTATAGTCCGGCTATGGTTTCCACGGTCTTTTGCCCGGCAAGGTCGTTGTCGAGATAACAATGTATATGCAGGTATCTCTGCAGGTACATCAATGCCTTTTTCAGGTTGTTTACGGAGTTCATGACAAGGTAGTCGCAAGGCTGGTCTATACAAATGGTCCAGTTGCATGACTGCTTCAATGTCAGGTAAGACAGAAAGTCCATGAACCCCTCGAACACGCAGACCCGTTCCTGTATCTCTCCGCACTGATGTCCGATCAGGGAGATGTCCTTGTTCTTGATACATCCTTTATAATAGGCGTTGCGCATTTCATATCCGCCCGAAACATTACCGAACGCGAGGGCAAAATAATGCCGGTCACGCAATTCATAATGGATTTCCTTGCAGAACATACGTCCTATGTCAGCATCTATTTTCCGGGACTGAAGGTAAGAGTATAACGCGTGATGCCGTAACGGGACGACAATCAGATTTTTCATATCCGATTCCACGGGACGGGGCGGAAGAGCCTGGAAACGGACTTTCGGCAAAGGCATATCGCTGGAATGCCGCCCGATGTATGCCAGTACCTCGCTTACACTTTCAGTCTGGTAAAGGTATTTACCCAATTCCACGAGGTCGCCTCCGGTGGCCGCCCCAAAATCATACCATTCGTTCAACCGGTCATTGACCTTGAACGACGGCGACTGCTCATCCCTTAACGGCGAGAGATACCAGTACTGATCCGATTTAACGTATTGCGCATGGTGGCCGAGCTGCGCCAGAAAGTCCACTATGCGTACCTGTTTTGCTTCTTCTATAGTCATGGCTGTTTTCTTTCACTTGTTCACACGGAAATGGTTTAGTTTAGTTTTATTCCCTATATATATACATACTAAAGTAAACTGAAATATATATGCCCGCGCCCGGCTTCATTCTTCATCAAAAAGCCTTGCTTCCGCGGGGGTCATGTCATAGTAGAACAGCTTGTCCTGCTTGACAACAAGTTTAAGGTTGTCCGTCAGGTACTGCAGCAGTTTTATCATGACACTGCGGCCACGTTTGAAGCCTATGTTTTCATAAGAGGCGATCAGACGTTGCAGTACATTCTCAAAGCCCCTGATGGGTTTGCCGTCAAAGGCAGCGGAAAGGGCTTCCCGGTGCTGCTCGATGCTCAGCTCCGTAAAGCTTGTCCGTTGCCTGGGCTTCGGGGTGTCACCGAACGTGTGCCCTTCGGCGATGACCGGGAGCCCGTTGTCGTCCACGGTGAACGCGAAGGGTTTGAACTCCTTTTCCCGGATATGCAGGGCATGGACTTCACTGACAGACGGATTCTCGTTGCATTTGCTGATGACCAGTACTGTTTCCGCCTTGTTGCTCATCTCCGTACCGATATGGCCTCGTACATTGTTGTCCCCTTTGTTCAGGTGCAGCACGCAATGGATATGCAGGTCGTAACGAGAGGACCATTCCATCATTTTGTTGATTACCTCCACCGATTCGCTGGTGCTGTTGATGTCCAGCATAAGGTCGCGGATACCGTCAATGATAACCAGCCCGTAACCTTTACCCTGACGAAGGGCATAGTCTATCACACTTATACGGACTGTCGGAGAATACTCCCGCAGGCAGATGAAATCAAGGTTCTCGCTGTCTGCTGTGGTAGGAAGCCCGGCCAGACGCAGAATACGTTCCAGCACCGTGTGACAATGATAGCGGCTCTGCTCGGTATCGACATACAGGATCCGGCGTTTGCCTTCCGGCAGATGCGCCCGGTAGTTCAGCACCTGCTTACCTGCCAGGGAAGCGGCGACAAGGGCGGAGACATTGAATGTCTTCTTGGATTTTGCCTTGCCGGTCGATGCACTGAAATTGCCGAGAGTCGCTATGGTCGAATTGTCAATCCAGATAATTTGCGGCGGGGTCTCGTATGTATCCGTCGCCTTGATTTGGGAAGCTGAAAGAATATCTGACAGACGGGTCTCTTCCAATCCCATTCCCGTCTTCTGGTCAGTTCTTCTTTCGTTTTCCATGGCGTTTCTCGTTTAAGAAGGGTTGTACTGCTGCCGCCTCGTGTGCCATCCGCGTGGCATCATCGACGGCAAGTTCATGATTCTGCAGGAGCCATTCGTCCAGTTCCTCCTTGGCAAAGTAGATCATCTTGCCGCGAGGCTTGTAGTGAGGAATCTCCTTGTTGGCCGTAAGTTTATACAGCATACTTTCTGATACCCCGATGTACATGCAGGCTTCCGAAAAAGTAAAGACCTTTTTGGTCGCGTAAATGTTCTTTTCCAGCAATTCCACCCGTTCCAGAAAGCTCTCGACCGGTTCCAATTTCCGGATAATCGCTTCAAGGGCCGTGAGCCGTTCGCTCAACCTTTCCATGAATGTCAATCTGTTGGACATATTATTCGTGATTAAATTAGACAATAAGAGATGCACCTCTGTTTGTAACGCGTTGTATACAGAGGCAAAGGTAGAGTGTGAATATCTAAAAGCATTGGATGACAGTATGATACCGGTTTGGTAGCATATCAGTTATCATACTTTTGCTTTTCACATGGTTGACTTCTTAGCACTTCCTTTCATTCCTTCAGTTGGCTTACAAACTTTCTGATATTGTAAGCGGTTGAAGTCATTTTGTTCCTGACCAACGAAAGCGTGGTGGATATGCTCGTTGCGGATATGAAGTGCGAGCCGTCCTTGGATTGCAGGAAACGCCCTCTTTCGAGGACTGATTGCCAGTAAGGCTGAATGAATGAATTCTCAAGAAGGGCATCGAACAGGATAGCCACACGGCGCACGCTGTTCACCCGAAGACAGAAACCTATCTTGCAGGAGAAGAGAGATTCCATGTCGTCAATAGTTACGGGAGAACAGAACAGATGATAAGTATTGGCGCAAGAAACGATACCGGCCAGTTGTTTGCGCGAAAGACTGCAGTCAAAAGAAAGAAATGAAAACTTTGCCGGATTACAATCGGAAGATGCCAGTTCCGATGTGTCATACTTCCGCTTTAGTTCCATGCACTCCTCGAAAGAGAGGCTCGGGGCGGAAAAAAGCGGTTGGATAAGGTAGGGGCAGTCGGTCAGCAGTCCCTTGACGATGTGGATGTTCATTTCGTGGCAGTTCCGACAGACCGCGTTATCGCAGTCAATATACCGGTGACTGTTCACAAAATCCTCCACATAACGGCGATACTGTTTGCCGTGGATTTTGACCTCCTGGAGATAAACTGTTTTTGCTTCGGTAAGCAGGGCGAAAAGTTCTTCCGCCACGTCCTGTGCCGATTCAATGTGATGCGGGTGTTTGCTCCCCTCAAAAAGAGAGAAGGCCTTTGTCAGCTCTTGTCATGTCGATTTACATTTTATTGGTTTATAATAATATATCATCATAAAGGTATCGTTTTTCGATTGTATCTGCAATCGATGACGCCCTTAAAATATCTACTTGTAAATTTGACATGATATGGTATATCATTGGTCACTCAAACAATCCGTTGACCAGGTTGACCGCATCATCCTTTTTCTGGTTGATGATTTTGGCGTACACCTGTGTCATTTTCACGTCAGCATGGCCGAGCAGCTTGGATGTCGTATATAAGTCTGCTCCGAGTGTCAGCATCATCGTCGCGAACGTGTGCCGCGCCGTATGGAATGTAAAACGCTTGTTTATTCCCGCCGCTTTTGCCCATGGTTTGATAAGAATATTGACCATTGCTGGGGACGGCAGGTCAAACACATGGTCATCAGGAGTTTTGTCTCCACGCGCAGGCATCCACTTCAACGCTTCCGGGGAAAGCGGAAGATAAATCGGTTCCTTGGTTTTCTGCATTGAAACCGACAGACGGTATTGTCCACGATCAACGAATACATCTTTCCATTGCAACTTGATTATATCACTGATTCGCAGACCGCAGAAACAAGAGAACAGATAGGCACCTTTCACGGATTCATTTTTCATCGGGGTTGCGATCAATGCACGCACCTCTTCAATGGTCATGTATGACCGTTTGCTTTCAGGCAGACGGATCTTTTCCGACTTGCTGATTTTCGTGAAAGGATTGGACTTGATGATCTCGGCCCTGACAGCCGCATTCAAGGCTCCGTTCAATACCCGGTAATAAGTATGCAGTGTGTAATTCGACACTCGTTTGCCTCTGGAACGGTATTCGGACTGAAGGTAGTCAAGATAATTCTGGCAGAATGTCTTGTCTATTTGATCCATCAACATACGTTCTCCCGCATAATCCTTCAAGATGCGTATAGTGATGTCAATTTGATAACCGTCCTTTTTGCCACGCTTGGCCTGGTTCTCCTTGTAGGTATTCATCCAGTCAAGCAGGTAAACTCTCTCTTTGGTTTCTATACCGGCCTCGCCGTTGGTCAGCTCGATAATACGTTTGGACTTGATGGCATTGGCGGCATTCATAGTCGCCTGATTCTGCCGACGGGCATTGTTATCCGTTTCCGGAATGAGATACAACTTAAGATATTCGTATGTTCGTTTTCCGAAACGGTATATATCAAGATACAGACTTTGGCTTCCATCTGCCAGCTTCTTTGTCCGAAGGCGGACAGGCTCTTTTACTTTTGTAGGCTTCTTTACTCGTGGCATATCGATCCCTTCATAATTTTGTTTCTGTTGCAAAGATATGAATAAAGGTCGATATTGAGAAACAAACGAGAAACAAAATTGTACCGAAAAAGAACCAATCAACTGAAAAGAAAGAAAACAACTGAAAACATCAAGTACACTATAATCAATTGTAAATAAGCGGTTTTATTTGCACTTGTTTAGCTCTTGTTTTCATTTTAGGGCTTTACTTTATAAATCTGTTAAATTTTTAGCGTAAACATGTGGAATATATATAGCCGAATAAGAACCGTGAGACTCGGAGACGCAACGTGTCAATAATTCCCACAGTGAAATAAATCCTTTGTCCGTTTCGTTTTTTAATTTATAGTTGATATACTCTAATGTATTCATTGCAGATACGCACTGAACTTCTAAATCAAATTTGTTGGAAGTGTAATCCTGAGTATATAATTCTGGGGTAACGAATCCAGTCCAAACAATTTTATTACCTTGCTTAAAGTTAACGCGGTACTGCTGATATCCGGTCGAGTATAGGCTTTGCAAGTAGTCGTTTCCTACAACTCTAATAGTAGCTGTAGAAAAACGGGTAGGAACATAAAGAAAGTCATCATCCGCAATTTCTACAGAAAAAGGAGCGTCGCCGCTCCCTGTTAACTCAGCAACTCGCCCTGTATAGCCTTCTTTCTGTATTTCTACCGTATAGTTATCTTCTTCTTTCCGTGATCGAAAGTATAGTGTATATATTGTGCCGTAATTCATCATAATTTTTTTCCTGTTTTCTTCATGTAGTTTTTTAGTTGTAAAAAAATGGTATCGCCTCTTAGTATCCAGTCGCCAGATACATCAATTCTGCGATCATTCTCAGAGGGTGAGATTATGCCCGCCAGATGACCGGAAGGTAGTGAAATGTTGGGGTGGCTAATATTCAATCCGGTATTGAGCATTTTAAATAAGTTCGCTTGTTGTGAACCATTCAAAATCATTTCACCACTATTTAGCATTGCAGGAACTTTATCACCTGCAAACGAAATTCCAGGAACGATACCGCCGTTTGCAAATTTGGGAATACTTGCCATTGCGGCAATTATCGCTGCAACCCCAGCAACCCCCATTGCAATACCGACGAATGGAATACCTGCATGTGCTTTTAGTGCCTCTGAACCAGCCGCCAAAGTATTTGCGGATGCGCTTTTAGTAGCGGAAGCGGCCTCTATTTCGTTAGCCGTAGACATTTCTAAGATTTTTGGGATAGCTTGTGCTATAGTTCCTATTAGGCTGCTGCCCCACTGCAAAACAGATGCAGTATTGCTATCAAACAGGCCGGATAAGCTGCCCATAACATTACTTACATCTCCTAAAGAGTCAGCATACTGCTGATTTAAATCAATATCCTCTTTTTTTATTGGAGATTCGAACTTGGGCAACTTCATGTTTCCGATTTCTTTCCTTAAATCAAATGAACCCTGTTTTTTACTACCTGCATTGTTTTGATAGGCAGCATAGATATGACCTGTCACATCTGATTCTTTCTGCATGGAACGAAGTTCTTTCAATGTACTTTTTAGCTTGCCGATCTGAGATTGAATAAATGCTTGCTGCTCCTCATCTGTTGCTTTTGATAATGCGTTCTGTCTTTCTGCAATCATTTCACTATACATGCTTTCCAGCTTGGCAAACTCTGTACCGGAATCGGAGTAAATCTTGGCTATATCCGGAACTTTAGAGGCTGGCAATAACAATTCACCATCTTTCATTTCGCCGTGCTTGCCTTTGAATACATCACCGTCGATCTGCATTTTTAGGCTTATTCTCTTTTGTTCAAGTTCATTTATTGTGGCCTGAATAGTGGCGCGTGCCTGCCTATATGCAGAACTTACAAGAGTTTTGTTTAACTCCGTTATCTGGATGTCATACCATGAAAGAGTATCCTTTAAGGGCTTTTTTTCTTCGTTTTCTTTTGGATTCTTTTTAGGTTTATTGATTCTATCCCGAACCCTATCAAATGTTTTCTTATCATTGGCAAGTTCCTGATTTATTTGTTTGTACTCTTTTCCCAACTGCACCGCTTTGATCAATTCTTCATCTTTCCATTTTACAATAGCCTGTTGAAACAAAATAGCATCCTTATATTCCTTATTGAGTTCGGCTTGCTTAGAAGCTATAAAATCATTAAGAGATGCCCTATCTTTTGCTTCTTTTGACTCCGGAAATGCCCAGTCTGCAAGCCCTCCGTTTTTTTTACGCCGCTCTAATTCGGCATATTTGATTTTATAAGTATCATACTTATTAGCCATTTCAGACTTTAGAACATCGCGTTTACTTCCGGCAACATCATAGCTAAGCACCTTGGCAAAGTCTTCCAATGTCACATCGTCAGCATTTAACAGATTTCCTTCAACTAATACAGTTTTTAAAGCTGTAAGAGCATCTGAACTGACAGATGACGCCTTGTTTTTTTTATCTTCAAGAGCTTTTGTCCATTCCTTTAATGCGGCCTCCCTTTGCTCTTTTGACGCAGTACTATCCATAGCTACACTACGGGACTCAGCCATAGCAGCATTAAAATCTTCCCGAAAATAGTCGTAACTGATGCGGGCGTTTCCTAATTGATCTAATGCTGCATACGCGTCTCTGGACTTGGATATTATACTATCCAATCCACCCAGAAAATAAGTAAAATCCCCGGTAGACAAACTGGTGAAAAATTCATTTACAGATGTCTGACATGTGCGCATCTGGGCATCAAACTCATCGCTGGTTGTCTGAGAACCGCGTATCGTTTTCATAAACGCTTCACTGGCCCCCACCGCAATGCCAATTGTCCCGGCAAACTTCATTATACCAGCCCCGGCGGTTTTTGCCATACTGGAAATACCGCCTTGAAAGCTGTTAACCGAACCTTTTGCCCGATTTAGGTTTGCGTCAAAGTCATTCGTTTTAAGTAATAGTCGTGTTATTATATCAGACATGATTCATTTCTTTTTCGATTAGTTTTGCTTTTGCCCGCAATCGTTTCACTTCTTCATCCGTAACGGATGTGCGTTTCTTTTCGTCTTCCTTCGCTTCATCCCATGGGAAACGAAGTATATCCGATTGCTTTAGTTGTTTTGTGCTATTCGCCTGAGCGATGACATACGCAATGATCCGGGTCTGCTCCCAGCTTTCCCGGTTACGCCTGCCTAACCCCTCTAAGAAGTAGCGAACTTCTGTGAGCGTCATCCGGTCGAGGAAATAATCAGGTGCAATACCGCCCTCACCTACAACGCGGGCGTAGAGTTCCCGGATACTGCACGCTTCTTCGGAGTCGTCTTTTTTTTTGTGCTATCTGCTGCCTGTTCAAGTAATTCAATCTCTTTTACGAAGAACTCTTTGAAAGAGAGAAACAGAGCCGGATCAGACTCACACGCCTCTATAAATTCATCAAAAGGCATTAAGAATGTATCTTTGTTATTTGCCAGAAGAATAGAGTAAAACAGTAGATATTCGTCCAACATCCGGCCGAACGCAAACTGCCTACCTGTGAGATTTTCGAAGATAAAGAAGGCGCGCAATGTATACTTTAAAATGTACTTCTGTTTTTTGATAGTGATCGTTTTCATTATGATAAGTTTTTTGAGTTAGAAAAAGAAAAGGCGGGATTCCCGCCCTTTCCATCGTTTACGCGGTCGGATCATCCACTATACCTCCATCTCCGGACACTCTGGGGCTAAGTTTTCCTGTGCCTTCGAATGTGGCGGAGAAAGTTGCTTTATCACCATCAGGTGCATTTAATTCTAGATTTGTAATTAAGACATTACCGGAATAAGATGCGGCCGGAAGAGTCCAACCGGAAGAGGGAACTTCATCTGAATCTGCGTTTGCCGGAATACCGAATTTTGCTTCGATAGGCTTGCGTTTTAACATTAAGTCCAAAAGAACATCATATCCGTTTACTTTATCGTCTGCACTGAATAGGTTTTCACTTGAACCGTTCCAAGACAATTTTTTTATGTCTTTTTCCGTCCAAATGCCGGAATCTTTACTTTGTGTGTCAATCGTTTCGGCCGAGATTGACAATTTACAGGATGTAGCCAACGCCAGCGCCTTTCCGCCGACAAATAGCATGAAATCTTTTCCTAATACTGCATTTGCTTTCATTGTTTTCAATATTTAAATGTTAGTTACTCTACTGAATCCGTCTCAATTTCAAATGTAAGTCGCTGGATGAAAGTTTCTTCAATGAAATCTTCATCGGCGGCGATAAGTTTAGCACCCGTTACTTTGAAATCGTCGTATTTACCCCGCTTCCCTTCAAGCGCTTTGCGTGCCGCCTCAATAACCTCGACTGAATTTGAATAGTTATCGCTGGCGGCAATAACCTCAATAGTGACACTATCCCCACTGGCGTATCTATCCTTTGTATAAGCCGGAGTAAGTGCACTACGCTTATACAAAACGAACGGGAAAGAAGTAGCGTTTTTAGTAGAAATAGGATAAATCCTATCTCCGACAAGTTGCGTTAAACTTTCCGACTCACTGAGTTTTGAGAATGTATGTTTGCTGATTGATAAGCTCATTTCTTTTTATCTATTACTTTTTGTATTGAATCCAAAATGTTTCTTTCCAGTGAGTTCTCAGCCTCACTTTTTTTAGAGTCTACTGCGCTTTTAAAAAAGTGAGTGGCCTCTATAATACCTCTGTTTGCTCCTCTATTGGTAGCTCGTTGTTCCGTACCGCTTTCGAAGAATTTCAAAACAAACTGTTTTGAACCTTTCCGCCGTTTGTCGAGTAAGTCAACCCGTGCGCCGGACGCATTGCGGTAAACTGCAATATTTATTTCTTTTTTCAATCCAGCCCCACCCGGAACAGATGCAACCCAATTTTTTTGCGCTTGCTTTCGAATGATACTTGCTGATTTACGGAGTCCGGATTTAATAGCCTTCTTTGCCTCCTTGTCATTCAGTGCGGCCAATAACGCATTAACCTTAGAGGCGTCAACCTCAACCCGGTAGGATGCTTGTACAATATTACTCATTGATTAATTCTGCTTCGATGGTTATAGACTGTGCCTTTCTATCCGGATGGATGAAGGCTATTTTGTATTTACGTCCCTCGTAGACAATGCGCATTTTTTCGCTTATATCTCTGCTGTAACGTACCATGATCGTGACGGTGTGAGTGTTGAGCACCTCGCCGTTTATCTCTTTGCGCGTACCGGATTTATACCGGACACACGCACGCTTCTTGAAAGCTTCCATCCATCTCTCAGACGTACCGCCCAAAGCATCGCGAATCGTCTGGGGATGTAGAAAACTTATAATGTCTGTCAATAGTCCCGCCTGCATTATGTATATCGTTTTAAGGGTTGAAGTAAGAAGGCAATATGACCAGGAATGATATTAGGCGTGGCGAAAGTTATATCTTCACGGTTCGCATAATAGTTTGCAGCTATAATACGAATGGCATGCCAGATTCGCGGGTCTATCCGGTCGTCTTTAACGAACGATTCAATCGGGGCATTGAGATAAGCCTCGATACTGAGTTGTACCGGAATGATCAACCCCTGTATATAAGCGTCGTCATTGTCGAAATCAACATTAAGATGTTGCTTTAACTCTTCAAGTGTTACGTATTCTTTCATCTTTTAGAAATGAAGAAGGCCGAGGCCGAAGCCCCAGCCTTTGATTAATACTTAGTTTGGTCGTTATGCTCCGGCAGATGAAGCTGCTTTCTTTGCTACGGCAAAAGCTTCGCTTCGCGCAGTCACAATATCATAATCTGAGTTTAACACGAAGTTTACAATATTGCTTTTGGCTTGTGTATAGGGGTCAATCACTAAGTCAATATCGCCAAACTGCCCGATGGCAACATAAGAGAACACACCAAAACCGATAGTATCGGTTGCCATATAGGAGGTGACAAGTACCGGATAACCATTAATCTTACCATCTTCAAGAATCATTTTAGGTGATCCTTTTTCAATCGGAGTTGATTTTAGTTGTCCATAAACAGCCGGAGTACAAACATATGCGGCAGTTCCGTCGGTTACATCGACACCCTCAGCCATAACCGCCGTTTCCAATGCGACAACATTAGCAAAAGACGGGGAGTCTGTATACGTTACAGAAGCGTCTTTAACGAATGGGCCGGAACTGGCGCCTTCTAACTGTGTACCTGAAAACATCCATTTGTTCAGAAGTCGTGCGCTTCCCAGTGAAATTTGTTTCAAGACAACATCTTGAAGCGAGTAATTAGTCTGACTGATAGCCCGTTTTGACACCGGAACAGAGATAGACACACGCTTAGGAGTGGATTTTATTTTTCCGAGTGAAAGTTTTGTATCTCCAATTGCGGCGTTTTCACCCGCAATGCTGGCCTCAATAGCCTGTAAAGTGGGGAATATAAGTTCTCCTACAAGCCCGCTTTGCATTTTGATACCCAGCTTATTAATGATAAGCCCTTTTTCCAGCGGGTCAATGATTTCTCCGATTGTAACAGGCACGATATCAGCAACGGTAGCTGTATCGGTCACAGTCAAACCGCGTTCAACTACTTTGATTCCGTCCTCAGTGACAACCCCGTTATAGTCATCAAGTGATCTATGATATACCACATCGTAAACCGCTTGCGGAAACAATGCTCTTGTTGGAGTAATCCGATCTCTTTCCGGTTCAGTATCGAGACTTCTACGTTCGATCTTCATTTGCAGCAAATCTTTTTCATTTTTCAAAGCTGCAAAAGTCTTGGATTCATCCTCGGTGAGTGATCTTTTTTCGACTTCTGCCGCATCAAGCATTGTGCGCATTTCTTCTTTAATTTCTGCAATTCTGTTAATTTCCTTTTTCATTGTTAGATAAATTTTCGTAAGTTATTAATTTGTTCTTTGTAGTAATTATCTGTTAGTGAACTGTCTATTTCCTCTAAACTTCGCAAAGTGACGTCCGTTCCATAATAGGCAGGGTTGGCAACAATCGAAATATCTGAAATTCGATCTATTTTGTGAACGATTCGATAGAGTAACCCGTCCGACTTCTTGTACGTGACGTTCTTTTTGTCATCTGTAGAATAAGCAAATGATGAACCGTACAAATCACCTCTTGAAATCATTTCTACTGCATAGTCGCCATCCGGAGTATTAGGAGCGGATAACTTATATCCGAGTCCGTAATCATTCACCATTAAAGAAAGAGAACCGGTTCCATATCTTGAACGGGCTATCATCCGTTGTGCGTTATGCTCAATCAGTGCCCTTATATCACATGATTGAATTAACTCGTCTGTTATGGCGCCGCGCTCGATCACTTCAATAAAGAAGCACTTTGTTTTCTGGTCAAAATTAAGCCTGCTCTCCTGATCGAATACGGCGGCAAAGCCTTCTATCATCCGGCCTTCCGAAATCTTGGGTGATGCTATATCCGTATAACTTCTAATTTCCATACCGTTTTTACCATATGTTTTTTATTCATTATTTGGTAGCTCGCTTTTATTTTCCCCGGAAGATTCACCTCTGATTTTAGGACTGTCAATCGGGGCGACATTGCAACTGGTCATAACAGTATCACCACCGGGAACAGGTGGCAATCCTTTCATTGCCCGTAAATGGTTTGTGGTAAAAAGACCAAGTTCGTAGCCTCCTTTCATGTAGGTTATCTGCGTTGCGAGATCAGTTTGGTACAAAACATCAATATCGTAGCGGATACGGTACAGATGCGATACACTGTCAGGAATTAGCTTCACATTGAGTTCCGCCTCAAACTGTTTGAGAATAGGAAGTAATGTGTCAGTAAGGAATGACACTTGTCCCATTTCTGAGGCTTTGTAGTTTGTGGGTTGTCCGGCAAAGACCTTATCAGGATGTACGCCGAACATGCGGCAAATCTCTAAAATAGAGTGCTTCATCTGTTCCAGCAATTGAGAGTCAATCGGATTTATCGAAAGCTGATGAAAAGAAGCGTCGCCGCTTACTGATACGATACCCCGGCCGGAATTTAATTCATTCTCGATCCGTTCGGCAACACTTGATGTCTGAGTATCAGTCATACCGGCAATTCCCTGAGTGCCTTCTTTGGCTCCTGAAACAATACCTTTTATCTTGCTTCCATTTTGAAAAAGATGGAGCGCTTGATTATCTGCGCTGCCCCCAATGCTGAGTACGCGGGAACCGTAATAGATTGTACTTACTCCTGTGTAACCTCCATCGAGACTTTTGTTTTTAAGATGTATAACATCATCAGCCTCAAAGGTTCCGTTTACTCTGTTGATAGGGTCGCAAATCTTATATATATTGCGAAACTTGTCATAAGTTACGGTATTAGGCGCACACAGTATAAGTTCGCTTATTTCTCCCCATGTCCTGCGAATAAAAATGTAGGCATTTCCAGCCAACACAACCTGTATAACTGCATTCTGCATCAGGTCATAAGAGTTTTGCCTTAAATTCGGGCGGCGCACAAGCAGTTTGTATAGTTCGTGGCGTTCATCAACAGAAAAATATCCGTCTTGTTTTCGTTCTATCAGCAAAGGCAGTGAGGCTATTGTTCCGGAAAGAATGGAAACGCATCTGTATACCGCCGCAAGTTGCATTGCTTTTTCGGACGAATTTACATTAACGGGTTGAGCTGGAACGGAGGTTATACGTACATTTGCATTTGTGTTACCCTGATTTTGAGCAATACTTCCATTGCCTAAACCTTCGGAAATACTACGTATTTGTCTTGTTAGAATATTGAAAATCTTCATATTTTAATTTGTATAAGTGTTAAACAGGTAAAATGTCATAAGATTCGTTATCGTTGAATCGATCTTACTATTATGCGTTCGTTTGATCGGCTTTTTATTCATGTTTCTATCTTCGTCAAGAACGGCATTACCAAAGCAATACGGCGTTATTGGATTCGGGTCAAATGTTATTTTATTGCGATGCAGCGCGAGTTCAAACGATTCTATAGGACTTGTAAACGTTCCGTATGTCTGTTTTACCGGACTTATGTAGTCATTTGCATAGCCAACCGATGCGGATAATAGATTTACGAACTCAGCCGACTTATATGGGTCATATCCAATTCCGAGAATTTTCAAGTACTTTGCCCGGGCTAAAATATCATTCACGATCATTTCGTAGTCAATCACTTCGCCCGGACATAGCTTCAAATATCCGGCCTTGACCCATCCTTCATATAATTCCCGGTTAGGGTGTCCGGGCAAAGCGCCTTCCGGAAAATAGTAATCCGTAACGGAATGAAATGACTTAGTATCCGGGGAATAGATATTATACGTTACAGTTGAAAAGTCATCACGTACCGATAAATCAACTCCTACCATCGTAGGCGGGTGACTTGTGATCTTATCTACAGGGATAGCCTTATACCGTTCCTCGATCTCCCTTGCCTCAATCCATTTCGTTTCAGAATTGACCGCAAAGATGTTAAGGAGCTTTGTGCGAAACTCTAATGCGTCAGGTGCGCTATATAGCGCCTTTTGATAAGCGTCCTTGTAAAAGTCCTCGTAAACCGTGATCCCCATGTGGGGTTGTACTTTATACCACGTTGCCGGATCACCTTCTTCATCGTCTATGTCGGGTTCAAAGATGTGGGCGAAAATAGAATCGTTCTCAGCCTCACCGCGTAGAATGGCTTTATATATTGAAAGCATTTCAGTGAACGGGGTTGTATGCTTGTCTGAGGCGGTTGTTATTACGATGGTCAAAGGGTTGAGCCGTGCACCCATTGAAGAAGTTAAAACGTTCTTCAAAGCGGCGCTATCGGCTTGCGAATATTCGTCTACTATCACCGTGCTTGCATTAAGCCCATCCAGTTTGTCGGGACTGGACGCCAAACACCGGGCGAAAGAGGTTTTGCCCTTTATTTTGTTATTTATGATCTCTCTGTTAATCTTAAAATGTCGCAACTTCCGGTCTAACGCTTTCAGGATGTTGCGGATTTCATCAAAACATATCTTAGCCTGATTGTAGGAATTGGCGGCAACGTATGCTTGTGCATTAGCATCGCCAAACAACAAGTCGAATACTGCCAAACTTGCGATACTTGTCGTTTTGCTGAATTTACGAGGGACAAATAGCAGAGCGTCACGAATCAGGCGTTTATTTGTCCCTGGTCTATAAAAACCGAGTATGTTCGTGAATTGAAATACCTGAACCGGAGTTAGCTTATATCGCGTCAGCCCCTTAGTGCCGGAAAACTTCAACTTTTCGTAAAACACAATAAAGCGGCGGACCTTACCGGGTCTAAAGTCGTATTTATCCAGCAGATAAAAGAAACGACGGATCGCAAGTAACTCGTAAAGGTTATGCGCCTCCGGGTTGCCTATACATCCGGCTATATAAGTGTTTAACCGGATATCCGCTTTATCTAACTGATAAGAGTTTATATCAACGGAGCGCAATGCGTCAACGGTAGCAGTCTTTAGCTGTATAAGTTCCTCCTTATTCATAGTCATCCGCCTTGTTTACTTCGTCAATTAATTCGGTTACTTCGTCGGCTTCACCTGATGCAAGGGTCTGCAATGTCAAACCAAGTTCGCGTAACTGTTTGCGAGTGGCTTCAAGCGCATCAAACAGAGTTTTAAAAGCCGGATGTGCAACCAGCTTTTCATTATTCTCGCGGGTTATCTCTTTAGTGAAAGATTTCATCCGCTTTTTTGAGATGTCAGATAGAGCAATCCGGAACGCCATATAAGACCCGGCACAAAGCTCTATACACAAATCAAGTTCAGGGGTGTATGTGCCTTGTGCTTCCATTGCGGAACGGATTTTTTCTGTTATGTCGTCTAAAGTTGCCATGTTTTTACGCGCTTTTTACACGTATGTTTTTTAAGTAAGTATTTGGTAGCTCGTAGATTGTAACGGAAAATGTCACCCCCAACGGATACCCCCTCGTTTTGAAAATTCTCCGCGCGTGTAAAAACTGGTGGGCGTGGGTTTGGACGGTCTGTCGCCCTCAAAAAAAGACCACCCCGCTTTGTATATATACAAGAAGATATTTATATTTGCAATAAATTTTACAATATAAATCTTGCACAAATGAATACTAAGAACATTTCCTACATACTTTCAACTATAAGTGTGTTCGCTTTCATGTATTATTATTTCTCGTTAGTTATGATTTGGCATTGTTTGGCGCCATTTGATTTGGATATGACAAGTATTATAACATGGGATGATATACAATTTACTTTTGCTTCTTTTTTAATACCGTCACTCATTTCTTTTTCTATTGTGTTTGGTGGAATATCACTAATTGCTGCCCCTCTGCTTGATTCATTAAAAGAGCGGAAAGATAAGATTTTAGAGTCTTTAAGTAAGTATATAAGAAGATATTCTAAAAAGAGGTGTTTGTTTTATTGGGGAGGATTATTGTTTTTGATATTAATAATTGTCACAACTTCGTTTATACTAGACTTATATCCAGCGGCAAGTATCTATTATATAATTGCAGGCGCTGTCTTTGCATATTGCAAATATGGAAGAGGTGATATTATTTTTCATTTAATGATTTTCATTGCCATGATATTTTTTTGCTCTGATGTAAAGAAGAGAATACCTCATTTCTATAATACTACTGTTAAAATTGAGTCTATTAATGGAGATATAATAGAAACGGATGCACAACATAGATTAGTTTTTCTAGGTACTAAATATATTGTCGTTCAGGAAGACTCGACAAATGCGAAATTATATCCAACTAATGGAATAAAAAATATAGAATGGATCAATAAATAGTTAAGAGGGTACGTCAAAAGTAGACGTACCCTCTTAATTTCATTTCAAAAACTTATCCGCAAAACGCTCTGTTGCCCGTCTATTGTTTGCCTGAATTGCTTCTTTCGAATGGCTAAACGCGCGTCGGTGTATCTCAGAGTGGCACGCATGGCAAAGGCTCTGTAAGTTCGTTCGATCAAACATAAGGTGTTTCATTCCGAGTTCATGCGAAACGGATTCAACCGGGGTTTTGTGGTGTACTTCGGTTGCAAGCGTACTTAATCCGTTCGCCTCGCACACTTCGCAAACCGGATTAGCTCTCAGTTTATCGCAACGTAGGTTCTTCCACCGCTGCGAGTTGATCATTTTAATGTAATATGGGTTTCTGCTCATTGTGTTTTATTTATTTGTTCATAGCTAAATAATATCCTATCGCATTGATAACATGCGTGCAGTTCCTTTCTGGTAGCTTCAATATTATTGGTTTCAATGTTCACATAATGCGTATCGGTTACTTCGCCCGATACACATTGAATCCGTTTAATTAAATACTTCATTCCAGCTTATTCATACCAGCAAGTAAATACTTGATGCGCTTACAATTCCCATCGCATCGGGTTGACTGAGTTTCTTTCTTGTGAGTCACATTCGCGCAACCCTTGCTGACTCTTGACGGGCACATCTGTTTAAATACTGTGACTGCATTTGCTGTCGTTTCTTCTCGCTGTATTCGAATAGCCTCTGTTGCGACTGTTCGAATCAGGCCACGCGAACGAACTCGTTCCGTTGTGGTCTGTTGAATGTAATGTTCTGCTTTATTCATGCTTTGTCATTTTAGGTTTATACTTCCAGCCGTTCAACTCGTATACACGTTTCCGGGCTTCTTCTCGGTCGATGTAAAGTGGTTCGTTACGAACGGGACTTGATATTTGTGTTTTCCCGTCTGAATAATCACACACGCATATTCTGTAATTTCGTCCGTGTATAGAATATGAATATTCTCCTACTTTCATGTTTGGCTCCTTTCTAATTTGATTTGAGGATTATTCTTTGAATTTATTTTTCTTTTGGACAAGTAAAACTTCCGTCGGCTCATCATCTTCCCATTTCACATTGGGAAAATCTTCTTTATCCAAACGAACAACAATTGCACCGTCAGTGAATCCCCATGTATTAGGTAATTTTATTGCATGGCCACCGATGAACAGATTAAGTATTCCATTCCTCTTTCTTACAACATACATCTTTTCCATAATTTGATTCCTTTCTGCTTTGTTATACTCTATTTATCTTATCATTGATTCTAAACATACTGTCACTTATGAAGTCGTATATCTTATACATAAGCTCCGGTTCTTGCTCCTTTGGAGAGTAAACCATAACTCTTTTACCTGCACCTTTCATCCATCCGGCTTCTGTATTAGCAGACCGACCACAAGGAAGAACCATAACACAGACATCCGCCCATTTCATAGCATTGAAATCTAATTCAAAACCTTTCTGTGCAATCGGATGATTGAGAGCCTCCCGATACTGCTGTGTGGTCCAGTTCTTCCAATTAGGATCAATATTCGACCATGAAAAGCCATAATTCATGTCACTGTTTGGATGTGTAAAATCATACACTTCGTGACCTTCATTTCGGAGAAACGATACAACATCCTGCTGATATGAGTTTCTCCAGCTACTTGCTACATAAATTTTTGCCATAATATTTTTTCTATCAATTAAAAATGTATATTTGCTTCTGTTTTTATACCTGTGGCCGAATGGTTAAGCTCCAACTTTCAATTGGATATGTGGTTCGAATCCTACCAGGTATATACTGTTACTAAAAATAAACAATCATTTTATGAAAGAATTCCTGCTATCAATAATAGCTGGGATGCTATCAAATAAAATATCAGATTGTATCAAAAATTGTCAGAACCCCATCCCAGTAACAGCGAAAACAACAACTTACACATACTTAAACCTTGGTTTCTACAAGCGGATAAGGATACGTGAAGAGGGTTGAGAGTAGACAGGGAGGCGGATTTACACCCCGCCTCCTTTTTATTCATTCCTGTATTGTTTTAAATTAATTCTCCACTTCATCCCCTCTCTTTGGTTTCCGAACCGGGATGCGTAGTTCTTTTTCAGTGAACTTGCTCGACATATACCGTTCTGCATCCGGCCAGTTCGTAAAGCATAAATCCGGATCAGTATAAAGCCTTAGAAGTGTCTCGTTCAGCTTGTCGAGTGCCCCGAATCCGCTTGAATTGATCTTTTCGTCTGTTTTAAACTTGCTGTTTAAGCATTCGTAATTCTCTGTAACGAATCGGTCGATATACTTCCGGTTCTGTTCGTTCACGGGCTTATGATGTTCCGGAACATCTTGCAAATAATTTGCGTTGATTGGTTTCTTAATCATTATTTAAAATTTAAATCGTAGTTGTCCGTTCTTCTCGTCTTTCACGTGTTGCGGCAATGCCCGTTTCGGCTTTGAGTAGTTGAACTGCCTCTCAGCCTGCGCAAAGTCGCTGAACATTTCCGTAATTTCGTCCGGTATGGGATCGTCATTTTCTTCGTGTTCCGGATCGGCTACTCTCAGAAATGCACCTACCAGATATTGCATGATTTCGTAGATACTTTTGAATTTGTATTTAGCTCTGATAGCGTCGAGCCGCTTCCAGTCATCGAGGTCTATGCGAACTACTGACTTTTTAAAGTCACCTGCTGGATTCTTATTTCTTTTTATCGGTGTCATCGTCTGCTGCTGCCTCCTAATTCGATCACATTAAACATTTCATTAATTCTATCAGCGATATAAGCGCCGTATTTAAGTTGCAAATCTTTTATTGATAGATTTGTTGTTGCATGCGTTAAGGCTTCTCTCCTGAGCTCGTATCGGCACTGAAAGATATATTGCATTACATTCAACTCTGTACCGAAGTATTTTGCCGGAATGGGTTCACGCCCTAATTCATCGAAGCACATCATGCGCGGACTGCCATTGTTGTACGTGTACAATTCCAGTGCATCCTTGCCTCGCATAGAAAAGCTATTTGCAATGAATGAAGCAGAATCAATACGGAAACCTCCCATCGGATAACCGCCTTTATCCTGTCCGCTTACAAAGTATCTGTATCGGTTCATTATCTGCATAATGGTAGATTTTCCGGTTCCGACCGGGCCACAAAGCAAAATACCTTTTTCCGGGTCCAGTTTCGACCTGTCCTTTTCCATGTACAGAAATATTTGATTCATCACATTTCGGTTTGATTTGTCTATTTGAAAATTGCTGCATACAAAACGGCAACACTCTTTAAACCATTCTGCCCGATCCTTTGCGGGCACAGGGTCAGATGTCGGCCTTCCGAATGATAATAGTTGTTTGATCGACATCATTTGTTTGCTCCTTGTTTCCATTTCTACAATTATTTTTAAGTTCAAAAAGCCCTGCCCAGTTGTTGGCGATAGACTGATTAACGATTTCATTTGCTACATTCGCATCATTTCCGCTTAATCTGACTAACTTGTCATAGCATGCCTTAACAGACCGATCAGATTTATATTTTTCTCTTCGTTCTTTTTTGTATTCCAGCCACAACAGAAAGACATCTAAAAACTCAAAAGAGATAAAAGAAAGCTCGTCGAGAGATAGAGAGAGTTCTTTTAGTTTAGTTTCTGTTTTAGTTTTAATATAGTCTGGCGCATCGGCTGGCTGATTGGCTCCCATATTGGTTGGCGCATCGGCTGGCGTATCTCCTTTCTTTTCGGTTGGCTTTTCGGTTGGCACATCTACCGTATTTTTTCCGGTAGTCGGCTTTTTCTTTGGCGATTCATCTTTGAACTTTTTAGAGAAAGAATATAAACCGACTACTCTTCTGCTTTTACCCGATTTATAATAAACCAGTCCTGCATTAATTAGAGATAACCGTGCCCGAACTAAAGTTTTCTCGTCGATATTGAGGGAACAGCATAGTTCAATGTTTGAGCAACTGAAAACGTCCTCCCAACCCTCGCTATTACAAACTGCAACTAATTCATAAAATAGTGCTTGTTCGGTAGCGGTAAGCCTGTTGCGTCTGCGTGCTCTTCGCATTTGTTCCATTAACGTATATCCATCCATATTATCGAGAAACATAATAACTGCACGGCCTTACGCCTACCGATCTAAAGACACTCAGAGCGGAGCAGTAACACATATAATTCTTTTCTTCACCTCCATACTTACACCTCCGGCAGTCCGGTTTACTTTGTGATTGAATGATTTTCTTTGCCATGATTAAACCTCCTTTATTCTGATACCATGTATGCTAAGCATCAGTTTTCTTTTGATTATATACTCTTTCGTTTTCATCCCTTTCGCATCTTCCACCACTAATTCGCCATCACGATAATAAACGAAGTCGGCATAGTAGGACAGGGACTTCTCCAATAGCTTTCTTTTCTGCAGCATCTTCCGGATTCCCTTCACTTCATAATACTCGTATTGCGCCGGAATAAGCTCGTATTTACACTGTTCCTGCAGACCAGAGATAATCCCCTTTTTCTCGAGCAGTTTCAGTTCTTGCGCCCGTCTATACTCGCGAATAGAGTCGTATCCTTTGTACTTGGTATTGTTGTATTTTGCCATCTTGATAATATTTGTTAGTAGTGGAGCGAGGCGGAATCGAACCGCCTATACTGCTGTCTTTACTGCGCGCGCCGCTGCTCTATCCTTTAAGCTACGCTCCGTTAACCGGGACTTTCACCCGGTTTGTTGTTACTTATCTTTTGAACGATATGGGTAGACATCCATAATTGCAGTTTCTTTCAATGCAATAGATTGATATTCCGCCATGGTATTTTTCATACCTTCATCTACTTTCTTCATAGCATCGCGGAGATCGGCAGCCTGTACAAGTACATTCGTATAGGTTCGTTTCTCCTTTGCGGTCTTTTCATCCAGCACAACGAAAGCAAGTCGTCCGGCATACCATTTATCGGCCGCTTCTTCATCAGATGGAAAGAGTTCGCTATAATTGGCACGTTTTATATCGGTAACGGTAAATTCGCCAGTGATAAACGGTGTCGTTTCTTCGATAATACGTGCTTCCGCTTCGGTGAAGCTGAGTGCATCGACCAAATAGGGTTCAGTAACTTTTTTGTTAACTCCGTCTGAGTCTATTTTCTCGTAACGGATTTTGCATAAAAACCAAGTGTGCATCATAATTGTATATTTTAAAATGTTATGTTAATGTGTTGTGACAGTACTTGCTAATTTCAATTTCTTTAATTGCTTTTTTAGCCTTGTTATTTGATTTTGTACCGGGACATTGCCTTTTGCTTTCGGTTTTAATGTTTCAATTTCAGCCTTTATCGCTAAAACTTCCTTAGCCTTGTCGATACATTCCGGAAAATCCCGACCACTCCGTAATGATTCGTCTATCATTTCATTTGCCAGTCGTACCCGGTCATACAACTTCTGTATGTTTTCAGTGTGATCACTCCGGTGCATTTCAAGCAGACGCCCGTCATTTACATAGCCGTCATAGATGACATAATATAGGGTATCTATATCCGGGCGACCGAGGAAATGCCCGAGAAACTGCCAATAGTATTCATCTTTGTCGTTAATTTCCTGTAGCAGTTGTAGTGACTCGATCTTTCCTTGTGACATCGGGCACTTAATTTCAACCAGTGCCGATACTTTTCCATCAAAGCCATATACATAGGCATCCGGCGAATCGCCAAAGCCTTCAAACGGCTCGTTAAATACGATGTCCTCAAAATCGGTAGTACAGGACTTGATTTCATTTAATAGCTGCGTACGTAGCCATTCCACGGCGAGCGGTTCATTTTCGTGCCCCCAATCGAAGGCCTTTGCTGTGCCGTTTTCTCGGGTTACTCCGGTTCGGCGTTCATAGCGAACAGCAAACATCACATCTAAAGCGGCTTTGCCAAATGGCGTACCTTTGCCGGCTTTCATCAGATCAGGAAGAACGGAGGCTGTAATCAGACCACGCCGTTTTTCTTTCCATTCAAATTCTTTTTGTTCAGCGGATTTCATATTTTATTATTTAGAGGAAATTTAATATTGTATTTTATCAGTGCCTTTTTACTACGATCAAGCAAATTATTATCGAAAAGTGCTCCATTCTGTACAATCCATTGCTTTACAGCTTTAATGCAAGCGTATTCATTCTCAAAATAAAATGTAAACCGCTTACATGCAGACATACCGGAGGTTACTTCGATGGCATAATAGATAACCGGATCAAAACTATTTGTTATACAGAACTGAAAGCCATGCGCCTCAAATAATTCACCTTCGCAAACCCTGACACCACAAGTTGTTGCCCGTTTTATTCTAATGGATTTCATGTTTCTGTAATTCTTTTATTTGTTCTTTGGTTAGTTTGTACTTAGCGATAACCTGATTTACTGTATAGCCGCCTTTTAAACCGTCTATAATGTTGTTCCAGATTGCGGAGCCGGTTTCAACGGTTGATCTGGTATCATCCAGTTTCGGCGCAAATGGTCTGATACGAAGTGCATCTACCATTTCTCCTTTTACATTTACACGAGCGGAGCCGACTTGCATAGCCTTATTGATCCATTGCTCAATATCTGGCGTTTTAAACAGTTTCTCCAATGTTTTACAGTTGGTTTTGTTAACTACCATCGGTTTGACATTCTCGTGAAAATATGCGATTAAGCACATATCTTTCTTACCGTTTTCCCCGGTCACTTCTTCGCGCTTCATTTCTCGGATAGTAAGGATTAAATCTTTGCCTTCCGGAAGGCTGTGAGCGCCCAGATATGGGTAATTAAATTGGGTTTTCCAGTGTGTCATAATTGATTTATTTTTATGGAGTTAAAGGTTAAAATAACGATTGTTGGACTCGGGATAAAACCAACTTATTAGCCTCTCTAAAGAAATCTTTCTTTATTTCAAATCCGTATGCTTTACGTCCTAATTGGGCAGAGGCTAACAAAGTAGAGCCACTACCGGCACACGGATCTATGACTACATCACCCTTGTCGGTGAATATTTCTATCAATCTACGAAGTAGCGGTACCGGCTTTTGCGTTGGGTGCACCTTGGGAGTCTCACCGTCCCGCACCCAGTCGAAGCAGTTGAATATCATCCGTCCGTCATTGTTGAACTTAGGGAGTTTGTCTCTATATAAAAGCAAACCATACTCACAGTTGCCGACAATCTTCATGTTTGCCTTTAAGACTTGTGCGGAGAAGTCTTTTCTAAACACAAGGTTTATGTAATTATTCAGCCCGTAACGTTTCCCGAGTTCAATGTATCTGAACTGATCTTCAAATTCACAGAAGATAATCATACAGGGAGCCTTGCTCTTCTCCTTCGGTTCTTTCATCAACATTTGGCTACAGAAGTGCATAAACTCTGCGGGTCTAAAGTCTTTATCTGTATCAAAGAACTCTTTGCCAGCCAGATCGCTTTCGCCATTCTTGTTATCGCCATCGACATACCAAGAAGGATTGGAGGCGTAAGCGTTGTTTCCAAGATTGTAGGGCACATCTGCAATAATTAATTGCGCTTTGGGAATCCCGTATACTTTATAATTTTGGAAATGGTCATTAAATAATTCTATAGTTTTCATCCTTTTTCACTCGTTTTTAATCAAACCCTATCGTTTCATCTCCCTGATAGTACTCCGCGAAGCAGCCCGGACATACCGTTATCATTTTCGTACCGTGTCGGCCGTTCTGCACCGCTTCAACTTCGACTTCAATACCTTCGCCCGTTTCTATTTCGGTTCCGCAATCTTCGCAATGAACATGATCGGCCGGGCATTCGCCCAGAACGGAACAGAGGCGGCAATTACCGATACAATTCAGATTTTCTCTTTTCATTTCTGCGTTGATTTACTTCGTTACATACTATCACATACAGTACCGTTACAATTACGGCCAGAAGTGCGATGATTAATTTACCCGGTTCCGGTTCGCCTTCTGCAAGCAAACAGGCGAGAAACATGCCGATTAGGGCGAAAGGGGACTGTTTAGGAGTTAACATACTGAGGCGTATTTAGTGGTTAGCACTGTGTGTCTTAAAACGTCGGCTGCATTACACTCCCATCGTCCGTTTTGCGCTGGTGTAGTTTTAAGTGCCCTGATTTTGTTTTGAGCAACAAGCCTTTCAAGTCTCCTTTGCCCACCTACAAGTTTTTGAGCGGTGCGTTTGCTAAATGTTATGTCTTTAGCTGCTTGCAATATTTCTTGATACCTGTCTAACATAACTCTATTATTTATTGCGTTTCACAAATAGTTTATCGTCTTCAATCCAAGTCGTAAACACTTTGCCTTCATCCGTTTTAATGTCTGATGCTGTAGTTCTTACTGACTTTCTTCGATCTTTAGGGAAGGCTACTTTTGCTCCGATCTCCATTTCAAGAAGAGTCGGCTTAATTGGTGTTGATGTTTCCATTGTTTTACTTATTATTTGTTTTTACTATTTTGCGTAATTGAATTTGGCCATGTATTTTTCAGCGCCCTTCATCGATTTGAATGTTTTACTTGAAGATGCTGTTACTGCGATGTAGCTAAGATTGCCATTGTATTCATTTACCATGATTGCACCGGTTAATTCGCTATTTACTCTTTTATAGTCAATGATTGCTTTCATAATTCTATCTATTTAATTTGTTATTTCTTGATTGATTGATTAACTTTGATGCGACAAAGATATACGCAATTGCGTAAACATTAAAATTTAAACGTATTAATTTTATGCAATTGAAGTAATTTAGATTATTTCTAAATAATTATGTGCTATGACTACAATAAATGAAAGAATACAAATAGTTGTAAATGAGCTTTTTGATGGTAATAGATCAGAGCTTTGTAGAAAATCGGGAGTACCGATAGGTACAATGTCTTCAATATTAGGAGAAAGGCAAAGTAGTCCGAATATTGATATTCTGCAATTAATATATTCTGCAATTGCAGAATTTCCAGTTTCTGTAGAATGGTTTTTTACAGGAAAAGGAGATATGAAACGCAAAGGTGATGTTACTAAATATGTTGAAGAAACACGTCCAAGAATCCCATATACAGCCGCGGCGGGGGCTATTTCTATAGCAATGGAAGGAGTTACAAAGAGCCAATGCGAACAAATTCCTTTGGTAAAAGCATTCCCTAAATACGATTTTACCATTCAAGTACAAGGCGACAGTATGACACCTGCATATAATTCTGGCGATGAAGTCGCTTGCCTGTTTATTAAAAATTCAAACTTTATACAATGGGGGCGGGTTCATGTGTTGGATACGGCGCAAGGGATCGTTATAAAAAGAATTTATGATGCCGATGATGCGATATTATGTGTTTCGGAGTTTTCTGAAAAGTATCCTGAATTTAAGATACCTAAAAGTGAAATATACTCTGTTAGTTTGGTTGTCGGACAGTTGAGATTGTAAGAGTTGTGTCTAAACATGAAATATGCAATGAAAAAAAATGTAATGGTATTATTATTGTTGATTTATCCTGTAATATGCTTTGCACAAGACGATATTAAATTGGGATTATATCTTCGAGGAAAGGCAGGGGAGATAAGCATGATTCCTCCTTCGGCGTTTGCAGATGGAAAGAATAATTTAGACCTGATTGGGTGGGAAAAACCAAGTATATCCTTAAGCCTTAGGAGTACTGAATCTAAAACGGTCACAGATAATCAGAGGCCAGAGTTTTTCTTTTTTTTTATAGATGAAACCAAAGATCGGATGTTGAATGCGAAGGAAGTTGGAATGATGATAAGAAATTATCCTTTTATATATGGCATTACGCCTAATGATTTTATACTTGTTCGTTTGTTTAGAACAAATAAAAACAGGGCATTAAGATTGGAAAAAGAAAAGGTACTTTCAGGGAGTAGATACAGAGCCTTTAATATTGATACAATACCGTTTACTGCAATACCAATGCAAAATAATGCGTTTAAAGTCATAGTTGACTCTGATATACCTTACGGGGAGTATGGCTTTCTGTATAAAGGAGATGTTCCTTATGAAAGAATCATATATGACTTTTGTATTAATCGGAAATAAACACTATTAATCCCAGAATCAATCAATTGAAACGCTGATTTTAACTGTCGGTTTTGCACCCGATTTGATATATTGAAAAATCATATTAGACAAATCAAATAATGAAATTGATTCAGATATACGTCCAAATTCGTTTAGCGATTTCTTATTGATTGAAATTAAAACAGCTTGCTCTAAACAAAATTTTCTTAGTTCTTCATCGGTCAT